GACCTTTCTCGGCACGACGATGCGCCGGGTGTTCTTGAACCCGCGATACTTCTTCGCGCGGGCCGGGACGGGGGTGTTGCGGGTTGGCTTTTTCACGATCCCTCCTCAGCAAGTTTTTCTACGTCGTCGCCTCGGAAGGAAACCGTCTCTCCGCGCGCATCGACACCATAGATTTTTGTGCCCATCGTAAACGACTGGCATCCGAAGCCTCCCTGACAAAGAACCGTTCGGTCTTTCTCAGGACCGGGGCCCACGAGCACCACCCGTTTCCCTGTCAGGTCGAGATTAAGTCGGTTCGCCATATTCAACCTCCTCAAGTCGCATGGTGATCGGCGGCTGCCAGCGCTCCTTCTGTCTGGCCGGACGCGGCGTTGCTAGGCGTGAAACGAGTCTCTGACCACGCCCCGTTCACTTGCCGCCGAAACTTGCTCAGACCGCGGTCAGGGTGAGCCCGCCCGTGGGGTTGGGCGCAATTTTCAGCTTCCCTGAGTTTGTGGCAATGAAAGCGGGCTTGCCCGTGCGCTCGTAGAGCGCGATGGCCTTGTCGAGGCACTTACAGCCGCCGTGCTTGTGGCCGCACTGCACGGTGTCGCCCACGATGTTAGGTTTTGGCGGCACGCTTGGCCTCCTTCTTTTCTTGATCGAGGGCGAGGACGCACTTCGGGTTGGAGCAAACCCCGGCCCGGTATTCCTTCTTGCCCCGGAGTTTTCTCGGTTTCACCAGCCAGGAGCACGGCCCCTGGTCGGTGACGCAGGCGGCGGCTTCGGTGCAGCCGCAGAACTTGCAGCAGTTGCCGGTGTGCAGGGCGTGGACGTGCTTGGCCTGTTCGGGCTTCTCGACTGGAGGGACCTCTACCCAAGGGCTGGGCTTCTTCTTTTTTTCTTTTTTCGCTTTTTTCGCCTCCGCCTTCGCCCGTTCCTTTTTCAGCCGCTCGTCGCGCTTCTTGTAGCTCGCGGCCTTCTTTTCGTTCCACGCTTTCTCGACGGGCGCGACGACGGCTTTGGCGTCCAGCTTGTAGGCAGCGGGGATGACTTCCAGGCCATGCGCGCGGCTGTACTTGCTGGAGACTTCCTCCGCAATGGCGAAGTCCAGCAGCAGGCGCAGGCAGGTGTGCTGGTCGGCTTTGTCGATCAAGGGGAGCAGGCGCTCGCCGTGGTACCCGCTGCCTTTCTGGCGCTCTTTCTCGCTGAACCAGAGGGAGGCAAGGTACTCCGCGCCGTCCTGGCTCGGGTGCAGGGACGCACAGGCTTTCCGGACCGCCGCGCGCAAGGCTTCGAGGGGCACGACGGTGTTCTCCTTCGACTTGGCGGCGAGTTGCTCCTGGCGCTCGCGGATGGCGGCGTGGAGAGCGAGCCGGCAGGCTTTGCCGGTGCGCCGCTGCCAGAGTTCTTCGACTTGTTGCTTCTTCTCTTCGCTGATGACGCCCGGTTTGTGCGGGAGGGGAGGGCCGGAGCGTCGGCCGATGAAGTGGACCGGGCACTTCGCATCGACGCAGGCGTAGGTGTGCTTGCCCAACTCGCGCGGCGGTCCCACGACAATGATGGCGTCCTGGGTGGAGTCGCAGTCTCCGGGGTTGCTTCTCTGCCAGTAGGCATGTTTGCCGCCGTCGTTCCATCCGGGGTCGAGATAGTACACGTCTTTGAGGTCAGCCTTCCCGTAACCGGCGCGTTCGGCGGCGATTTGGATGGCTTTGGGGAATTCCTTCTTGCGGGCTTCGATCACGGCGAGGCATTTGGACTGGAAGCAGTCGGGGTCCGAGCAGGTGTCCTTCGCCTTGATGTCGGGAAAGAGCAGGGGGGAGGCGCCGGTGCGCTTGGGGCAGTTGAGGCAGGCTCCGGCTTTGGGCACGAGGTTCGCGTCCGCGGTGTCGAAGGGAGCCTCGGTGAGCGGGACGAACGCTTGGCGGTCGACGAATTCCTGCACGGCGGTGCTACTGATGCCCCACTTGAGACGCGGCTTCACATCCTGGAAGAAGCGTTTTTGGATTCCCGGCGTGTGCCGGGCGAGCAGCATGGCCGGGCCGACCGTCAGCAGCCCCTCGTAGGCGGGCTTGTGGAATTCGGGGATGAGGTTGTTCAGGGCCAGCCGGGTGTGGATGTAAACCGGGGGCTTGCCCACGCGGTCGGACACTTCCTGGGGCGTCAGGCCGGTGTCGAGCAGGCGTTGGAATCCGGCGGCTTCGTCGAGGAAGTGGACATCGTTGCGCTGGAGGTTTTCGATGATGCGGGCTTCCAGGGCTTCGGCGTCGGTCATTTCCCGCACGATGGCGGGAATGGTTTCCAGACCGGCCAGCTTCGAGGCGCGGTAGCGGCGCTCGCCGTAGACCAGTTGGTAGGGTTGCTTGCCGCCGTTTTTGTGGGGGCGCACCAGGATGGGCTGGAGGACGCCCTTGGCCTTGATGTTGGCGGCGAGATCGTCCAGACCGCGCTCGCGGTCATGTTGCCGGGGGTTCTCTTTGTCTAAGGTGATGTCAGCAAGACGGAGATCGTGAGTCTCCATAAAGAATTTCTCCTTTCGGATTGGGATATGCGGTTACGCGTGGCTCGCTCCCAGGTCGAAGATTTCGACAGGCAAAGGTTTCAAGGGAGCGGAAGGGTTGAGGGCCGAGGACACGTCGATGGTGCGCAAGTTGTAATGCACTCTCTGGCATCCGCCGCAGACGAAGCCCCACCCGTCCTGGCGGATGGAGTCGCGGTCGGCGCGGTACTCGGTGCCCAGGGGAATGCTCTCGTCGAGCAACGGATGCCCGCACTCGCAGAGCGAATTTTTGACCAGCTTGACGGTAATGATCTGCATGGCTAGACCTTTCCAAGATACTCGTAAACGTGGATGGGGTGGCCTTTGCCATCCTGGAGCGTGTCGTCGGGCTGCACGAGAAGAAGGAGTTCCATGCCGATGACGTTCGCTTCCAGGAGAACCCAGGTCGCGGTGATGTGCCGCACCCACATCGTCGCGTAGAATTCCGGCGAGTGATCGGCGTGCGTGACGACGACGGTGCGGGGTTTCAACTCCGAGACTTTCAGTTCCCGGCCGATCTCCGGGTGGTCCACGGGTTTAGTCGTTTCCATGGCTAACCTCTCTGGTTGCTTACTTTTTAACGGGTTCGGTTGGGCTTGTCAAGCAAGAAGTTGCGGGTTAGGCGACTTCCAGGACTTGGCCCGTCCAGGCGGCAAGGAAGGCGTCGAGCAACTCCTTCATGATGTCGGCGGGACAGTCGTAAGGGTTGGCCATCCGGGCCACAAGGTCCCGGTATTTCCCGGCTTGCAGCAGGCTGTGGCAGGAAGCGCAAGCGGCCCAATCGCCTTCCGAGATAAAGCGGTAGGCGGGCAGGATGAACGACGTGGCGCGGTAGCACTTGACCGGGTGCGGCTGCCTACAGAAATCGCAAACGGCGTTGGACCCCGCGTGCATTTCGATGACTTGGGGCATAGTTCCTCCTTTCTAAGATTTGGATGGCCCGCGTCGCCTGGGCTTCGGTGAGGCCACGGGCAAAGCGGGTGAGGACTAGGTGGGGGTGCAGATCCTCCATGTCCGCATCGTCGTCGAGGATGACGAACTGGCGGACGCGCGGATGCTGCTCGAGCCACGCCCGGATTTCGGCTCCACGGGGCGCGCAGATGACCCAGGGCGTGGTGCCGATCAGGCGCCCGGCGACTTTCCACTTGGCGAGCAAGGCCGCGAGTTGGTGTTCAGTCAGGTGCTTCCGCCACGCGCTGCTGATGACGATCTTGGCCCGCGTGGCGCGCAGGATGCGGTTGAGGGCCTGGATGCACAGCGGGTCCGGCCTCGCCCGAAGGCCGCCCGGTCCGGTGAGAAAACAAGCGGCGTTGTTCAGCACGCCGTCGATGTCGAGGAAGATGACTTTCAAGGTTGTGTCCTTTCCCGCTTGCGTAGCTCTTCCGGTGGGAGTTGGCGTCGGCCGATGTCCCACAGGTGGTTCCAGACCCGTGCGTAAAGCGTGGCGTGATCGGAGTGTTCGCACAGGATGGTCCGCAAAGCCTCTGCGGCTGCCGCCTCAAACTCTGGCGGGTCCGAGCACGACGGGAAAGCGCAGCCGAAGGGCGCTATGGCATGGATGGTGCAAGCGCCGTCGAAGTTAATGCAAGAGCCGTCTGCCCGAACCGCCGGAACGAGCGTGGGGATTCGGAATAAATGGCGACCCTGCATGACCAGGGCCCCAGGCGAAGCCAGCAGGTTCGTCTCTGCCCAGGCGAGCGGGTCTGCCCCGGCCGGGACCATGCGTTCCAAGTCAGACGGGACGAGGAAGCCCGGCATGAAAAGGCAAAACTGTGTGCAGTGCGGGCACGCACATTCAGTGCGCGCGAGACCAAATTCGGTTCTGACTTTCATGGGAGCCTCCCGGCGGGGATGGCAGCGTGACAGTCGCACGCGCACTTCTCCTGGTCGCAGGAGGCGTGGTCGCCCATGGCGCAGTCGGCGCTGGTTAGCTTGACGTGTTTCTGGTCGATGTCCGCGTAGAGGCACGCCAAGTCATAGTAAGGGCGGCTGGACATGCCGCCCTGGTGGGCGTAGAAGTGCTCCGTGGTTCTCCAGATTTCAAAGCCGTGGTAGAGCGTCGGATTCACGGGGCTTCTCCTTTCGTTTGGGTTTCTCGGGAGGCAGCGGCGCGGCCGAGAGGGGATGGTCGCCGCAGACCGGGGTGAGGGGCGGGTGAGCCCCCATGACGGAGGGCGTACCGAAACTCGTCAGGCTTTGGGCGTGAAAGCTGACGAGCAACGTCCACATGATGCGCCGCCGCTTGCCGCATTCGGCGCACGGGATGGAGCGGTTATAGCGAAGGAAGCGAACCGACTGGCGCTGTTCTTCGGTGAACAGCGGGTTGGGTTTCGCTTCCACGATGTCCACGTATAGGTAGTCTTTCGGGTTCTCTTTGTCTTTCATTTTTCCCCCTGTCCCTGGTGGAACTGCACCTGGGCAAGCGCGCAGTCCCGGTCGGTCGTATCGTCGCGCACGGCGACGATGCGAGGTTGCACAAGCCGCGGCGCGGCCTTCGTGCCGTAGCCCATCAGGTATTCGACTTCGACGTGCTTCCCGAGCCACTGCCAGCCGGAGCGCTGCGCAGCGGGCACGAGTTTGATCTTGCCGATGAGCGAGGCGTGGGCGACTTCCACCCACTTCCCATTGCCGTTCGAGAGCCCCAGGGCGGCGGACTCATGCCCCTTGGCTTCATCCTTCGCGTTTTTCGGGATGATCTTCGCGGTGAGGCTTTTGACGAATTTGTACTTCAAATGCTGGCCGTTGCGGCCGGGGCGGAACGGCGCATCGGCTTTCTTGAACACGGCGCCCTCGACCTTGGCGGCTTCCAGTTCAGCGAGCCCTTCCTTCTTCGCGCCCTCCGTGAACCAGGTCTGGATGGGCTCGATCACTTCGGCCGGCGCGTCCTTGAGCAGGGTGAGCAACTCGTAAAAGCGGAACGAGTAAGCGCGGGTGGGGAGATCCTCGATGCCGCTTTGGGCCAGCAGTTCGTAGGCGATGTAGTGGCCGCCCGGCATCAGTTCGCCGTCGATCAAGAGGCTGGCGAAGGGCAGGGCTTGGGTGAAGGCGGCCAGGGCTGGTGGCAGGGCGATGCGCTCGCCCCGTTTATTGAGCCCCGTGATCTTTCCCTGGGCCTTGAGGATGCGGCAGCGTTTGCCATTGGCCTTGAGTTGCAGCCAGTAGGCGTCGTTGGCGAGCAGGCGCTCAGCCCGGGGCCGGTCGATCTCTTCGAGCAATTCGCAGTCGGGAATGTTGATTTCGGGTGGGGCGCTGCGCTGCCGGTCAATTTCGTCGGCCATGCGCAAGGCGGCGGCGGTGGGCATGGCCGGGAGCACGTCGGCAACCTTCTGCACTTTGCGGTTGAGCCGGGCCGCAAAGCGTTCAGCGTCGGCGCGGTCGGGATAGCTGATGACGGGCGTGTCGCTGTCCATGACCGTGAACGGCTCACTTTCGGTTACGGTGTATCGCACGGTTCTTCCTCCTTTCCGGTACCGGGTCATCCACCACGAGCACTTCGTCCCCATGAGCCTCGCCTTCGTCCACCCAGGTGAAGCCGACCCAAGTCATGCGATGGCCCAGGGCGTCCACCGGACTCGGCGGCCTATTGACAATCGACAGCCGCTTGAGTTCGGAGAAGAGAATGGTCTTACGTTTCGGTTTCTTCACGGGGCTCTCCTTCCAGTGCCAGCGAGAGTTGCGGGCTGGGCGGATGGTCGCGCAGGTCTTGGAGCATCTGCACGAGGGGGTGAACGAAGTGGCCTCCGCGCAGGGTCCACAGATGGTGCCGCAGATCGCGCAGTTCCGACTGCTGCCATTCGCTGAGGCCGTCCTTGAGTTTCTTCTTCATTTCCGGCGTGAGTTCGCGCTTGTGGTTTTTGAGCAGGCAGGCACAGACCCACTCGTAGATTTCCACCAAGTCCGACGGGATGGGGGCGCGGAGCGAGGCCGTCATGAGGTAGCAAACGACTTCGGCGTCCCCGACTTCCTCGCGGAGTTTTTCGGGATGCATTAGCCCGATCATGCTGTCGATCAGGCGTTCCAGGGCGACGGCGTTGAGCAGCCACTCGGGCAGATCGGCGGCCCACCCGGCGTCACCGACGACCAGACGCGGAGCGTGGGTTTTGCGCAAGGGGTTCCTCCTTATCGGCAAAGGTGTGGAACAGCTTGACCAGTTCAGCCCGCAACGCGATGGCGGCCCGCAGCTTGATCGGGTCGTCGGCGTATAGGAGCGCGGCCTGTTCGAGAATTTTGAGCAGCAGATCGACTTCGCGGCTCCACAGGTCGCCTTTCCCGTTCCAATGCAGCCCCCACAAGAACCCGTCCGGTCCGGGTTTTCCCGCCGCCTTGCAGAGCCAGTCGTAGTGCGCGGCGGAGCAGGCCATGAGCAGTTCGATCTCGGGGTTGGTGAAGGCCACGCTGGCGCGGGGCACCTGATAAATGAGGGAAGTCACGGTTTCCTCCTGGGAGAGAGATAGCGGGCGCACGCCGGTGCGCCCGCAGGGTTAGGTTTGCTTCCTCTTTTGAAAGTGTTGCAGACGCTCGTAGACGTGGTCGACCTGCTTCTGCCAGTAGGCTTTCTGCGTCGGCGTTTTCGCGGCTTCCAGGTGGGCGATCACGTAGTCGATGTATTCGTCGAAATTCTTGAACCTCCGGACGCCTTCCATGACTCACCCCCTTTCTTCCACGCGGAATTTCCGCTTATTGGCCGCAAGGCTGGCTTGCAGGGCCGCGAGCATGTCGGGCGCAGGTTGCGCTTTGGGTTTCGCCGGCGCGGCCTTCTTGGGCTTGCCGCCTTTCATCTTTTGTTCGATCAAGGCGGCGAGGCGCTTCTGGTAGCCATCCTCGAATTTGTCGGGCTCGAATTTGGTGCGCATGTTTTCGAGTAGCTGGCGAGCCAGTTCCGCTTCTTCGGGCTTGACGGCGGGCAGTTGCAGCGCTTCGTAGTCCGGGGGCAGGGTGACTTCCGCACCGTAATAGAGGTAGTGGATGCAGATGCCTTTGCCGGAAGGCCGCAGGGCCAGGACGTGCTCGCGCTGGTTTTTGGTGAGGCGGGCGATGGCGATGGACTTGTCCTTGATGAGCCCGGCCAGCAGCACGCCGTAGGCATTCCGACCGGGCTTGTCCGGCAGGAGCCAGTAGCTTTCGTTGAAATAAACGGGGTCGACGTCTTTGGCCGGAACCGTGGCGATGACTTCGATGACCTTCTCGTTTTCGACGGCGATGGAGTCGAGATCCTCCTTGGTGATCGGCAGGTAGCCGCCGGTGTCCAGTTCGTAACCCTTCTCGACTTCTTCGCTTTCCGGCTGGCGGTTGCATTCCGGGCAGAAGTTGGGCCGCTTGACCGGGCCTTTGCATTTCGCGTGATACAGGTGCAGGCCGATGCCCTCTTCGCGGGCTCCGGTTTCGAAGTAGCAGGGAAACGAGATCAAACCAAAAGTGAGTGTGCCTTTCCAGACTTTGGACATATACTTGTCTCCAATTTCGAAACCCGGCTGGCGTTACCCGTGGAAAGGTTCGAGAGCCGGGGCAGGGAGCCGCCGAATCCGACGACCGGCGGCTCTTTGTTTTACAGCTTCCGTTCGCTGGCTCGACCGTGGCCTTTGCAGCGCTTCCAGGGCAGGCCACAGGCGGAGCAACGCGACGGGTGCTTCTTCACGATGGCTTCGGTGGTGCGGTCAGGGTCATGCGGTAAGCCGAGCAGCTTGCACACGTCGTGCAGCGTGGGCTCCCCGCGACTGATGCAGTACAGGTCTTTCATTCGACTCACGGTTTCCTCCTTTCACTTTTGATGGTGTGCAACTCAATGGGCAGTGGCGAGGGCTTCACGAAAAACACTTGATGGAGGCCCTGGGCGTAGAACTGGTTAAGGTCGAGGCTGAGGTAGGTGGCCTCGATCGAGCCCGGCCAGATGCCGGTCCAGCGGGCGAAGGCCCGGTCGTGGCCTTCACATGCGCAGCCCAGGCGTTGCAGGCCGCAGACGGAACAGCGTTCGACATCGCAGCCGACCGCGTGCGGCTTGCCGGGGGCCACGCCGCAGTCGGGACAAAGGACCAGCTTCTTAATTCTTGTTTTCACAAGGCTCCTGTTCTTCCTGCGCTTCGCAGGCCACGACGGCTTTGCATACTTCGCACCCGCTTAACTTTCCGGTGTGCTCGGTCAGAACTGCCGCTCTCAACGCCTCCAACCGTTCCACCCGTGCAGCCTTGCGGAGCAGGCTTTCGGTGAATTCGACCAGGGCTTCGTGGACGCGGACGCGGTGTGCGGCAAGGTCCAAGTCGCGTTGCTGTCCAGGGGTGCGTTCGCGGGTCGGCAGGGCGCGCAGTTCGTCGAGGTACCGGCTGTGCATCGAACCCTCGCTTTCCGTGTAGCGGACTTTTTCCAGCAGCAACTCACGCAGGTTCGGCATCTTGAGTGGGGCGTGGTCTTGTTTGTAGTAAGGGCTGCGCTTGTCCTCGCGGAGCCAGAGTCCGACGCCGCGCTGCACGATCTCACGGCGGCGGACCAGGACATCCTCGGCGCGCATGGCGGTGTGTCGAGTCCAGTGGTGGGCGCGTTGGACTTCGGACAAGTCCGCGCCCGGATGTGCGGACAGATAGGCCGTCAGCTTGGCGGCTAGTTTGTCGTGGGGTCGCACGATTCCTCCCTTCCGACCGCTTCGTTCTCGCGGTCGCGTTCGTAGGTTTCGGAAAGGCATTTGGAGCACGGACCCGCAGAGGGCGTGGGCCTGCCGCACGCGCAAGTGTGGAGGGGCGCGTCAAAGTCGGGCAGGTCCGGGCCCTTGAGGGTGATGGAGGCGCGCAGCCCCAGCTTGCGGGCGGCGTGCATGACGGTGGAGACGGCCGCGCCATATTCCAATTCGAGGGCGGCCCGGTCGGTCGTGATGTGGCGCATCTGCGCATAGCGGCGAACCGCGGCGCGCTGGTAGTCGCCGCTCACGTGGTACCACCATACGCGCAGAAAAGTGCGCAGACGGGTGAGGGTGGGGTTCACGGAATTCTCCTTTCGGTTGTGGATTAGGCGATGCGGAATTGCCGCACACGCAGGCTGGCAAGTTGGGGCGGGAGAGGCGCGGGCCGCTCCTGCCGGGGGATGGCGCGTTGTTTTTCGAATTCGGCGGTACGCGGGTCGGCCCGCGTGGTGGCAGGCGGCGCGGCTTGGCGTGCGAACGCGCCGTCGATCACGCGGGCAAAGTTCAGGTCGTATTGGACGCGCTGGATGTGTTTGCAGTCGGCCTTGGGCGCGGGATGAAACTTCCACGCCGGGCAAGAGCAGCCCCAGGTGCCGTCGGCCTTTTTCGACACGACGTACTCGGTGCCGCTGTCGCCCGTCACCCCGTACCGTTCCACCCACTGCTTTGTGCCTTCGAGTTTGCCGTTGACTTGCACGGGGATTCTCCTTTCGCTAGGTCTCAATGCGGAATTTGCGCGCGCCCTTGGTCATCACTTCCAGCTTCACGGCGACGGACGCCATGGTTTTCTGGACGCGCTCTTGCAGCCCTTCGTTCTCCGCGAGTTTGTCGCGGTCCAGGCCGGACATGATCTTGCGCAGTTCGGCGGTGAGTCTCTCCAGGTCGGCGTCCCCGGTGACGTTGCGGAAGGGCGACGTTTGGAGAAAGTCTTGCAGCTTCTCGACGGAAGCCGCCGTGAGTTTTTTCTGCTTGCCATCCTCGCCGGGCTTGAGGGCATCGTTGAGGCGGGTGACGAGCTCCAGCAGGCCGAGCCGCATGGTGTCGCGGATTTCCTTGAAGGTCTCTTCCATTTTGGCCGCGATCTTCTTGCGTTCCTGGCTGAACATCTCCGGGTTGACGAGGCTGAGGTTGCCCGGCGTGGCGAAGGTGAGATAGGACCAGTCCATGCGGAAGCTGGCCGCGACTTGATCGACAGGCGGGTAGTCTTTTTCTTCGAACAGCTTGCCCAGGGCCTTGCGCGCTTCCTCTTTCAGTTTCGGATAGGCTTCGACAAACCGCTCGACCAGGACGGCCCGTTTCTCGACGGCGGAGCGCAGCGCGCTTTCGGCCTGCTCCACCATCGCGAGAGAAAGGACGCGCACGGCGGGGTCATAGTTCCCCGAGCATATCTCGTTCAGGTATTTCACGATCATGGAATCGAAGCCCTTGATGACTTCGTACTCGGGCGACGCCAGCAGGCGCTTGGCGACGGACAGGCGGTCTTTGTCGGCGCGCTCGACTTCGATCTCTTCCGTCTCCACCTTGCGCTGGTTGCCCAGGGCGTGAAAGTGGACGATCAGGAACACGACGCGCTCCTCGATCTTCTTCGTTTTGCTGTTGATCTTCGCCAGGGTTTCTTCGGTGGCAGCGAAGCGCGGCGGCGCCCAGGCCAACGCTTCCCGGCAACGCTTGCACCGGGCATCGTCTTTGCCGCGCAGGTAGAATTCGGTTTCGGGCGGGATGGTTTTCCCGCAGATTTTGCACTCGAATTTGTCGGGACTGATGGACAGCTTGTATCGAGCCACAGGGATTCTCCTTTCGGTTTGGATTTAGTGTTTCAGGTGATGGCGTTCCTCGGCGTGCTCGTGCTCGTGGCGGTGCTTCAAGGCTTCCGGGTCATTCCGCTTTTCGGTGGTGGTTTCGCCCCCGGCGAGTTCCGCCATCGCCCGCAGGAACCTTTCGGCGTTGGCGTGGTTCGGTTTGCTGACGCCATCGGCCACGGTCTTGAGCGTGCCGTCCGGCAGGATTTCGATGGTCATGCGGTCAAGGTTGCTCACGGTTAAAACCTCCTTTTGATGACTTCCGCGACTTCATTGCCCGCCGCGTTGGTGGACCACTTCAAACTCCAGCCGTGCTTTTTGGCTTGGCTGATGGCGACTTGCTTGGCGTACTGGCGCTTCACGAGGTTGATGTCGACAGTGCCCCGCGTGGTGATCGAGCCCGTGCGTTTGTCGTAGGTTCCCGCGATTCCCATCCCGGCAAACGTCAGGCCGCGCTGTGAGACGCTCTGAACGGTGAAGCCGATCGCTTCCAGCGCGGCTTTGAGCAAGTCCAGGTTGGTGGACTTTTCGAGAAACTGCACCTGGGTCTGCACGATGGTCCAGCAAGGCATGTCAGGCGCTCGCTTTCTGTGGAGCCGGCTCCACTTCGGGGAAGAGATCGGCTTTCGCCTCTTCCAGGGTTGCGTAGCCCAGGTTGCCGATGCACTGGCGGCAGCGCAGGTACCCGGTCTTGCTCGGGCAGGCATTGTAACAGGCGATGCTGGCGTGGCAGACTTCGCACCCGCCGAGCATGGGCAGGCCCAAATCTTGAAAGTCCTGCCCCGTCTCCGCAGGCTTGCCGAGGATGAAATCGGCAAGCTGGCTGATCGTGATGGGTTGGTGGTCCATCTAGGCGGTACCCCCTTTCGCCGACATCGTGATGAACCGGCGCTCGCCGGGGACTTGCACCTTCACGCGCTGCGGCTGATAGATGCCCGGGCGTGAGGCGGAGATAAACCGGCCAGCGGCTTGCTGGCGAATCAGTTCGATCTGTTCCCGCGCCGAAATGGACACGGGCACCACGTACTGTGCGGCTTCGGCCAGGGTGACGCCGAGCGAGTTGGCGAGCAGGCAGTTCTGTTCGATCTCTGCGCCCGTCCAGCCATCGTCGCCAGGGGCTTTGTCTTTCGCGTCGATTTCATACTTCGCGCGGTAGATCTTCCAGATGGGTTTGCGTTCGTCGTCGGTGGGGAGATCGTAGAAGAAGATCCCCTGCTTGAACCGGCGGCGCAGTTCCGGGGGAAGGGCTTGCATGGAGTTGCAGGTTGCGAGGACGAACACCTGCCCTTCCGCCACGGCATCGACGACGCCCAGGGCCGCGCGCAGGCGCGCTCCGGACTCGCCGACCAGGGAAGCCTGCATCCCGGCGAAGTCGAATACGATAGTCGGGACGTTGGCTTCATTCCCCGCCGCTTTGGCGATGGCGGACTTGCCGGTACCGGGCACGCCGAACAGCAGGGCACCTTTGGCTTTGCGGTTCTCGAACCAGGAGAGCAGGGTGCCCAACATATCGGTTTTGGTTCCCGACAGGTCGGAGCCCGCGCCCGCCACGGCCTTTTCCACTTCGTCGATGAAGAGGAAGCACCGCGGCGAGAGCCGTTGCGAAGCGATCACGCGGCGGAGGAAATTCTTGATGTTGTCGAGTCCGCCCAGGTCGTCGAACTTTTCGGTGCCGCGCCACACGGACAGGCCCGGAGTCTGTTCGATGGTTTTGCGTTTGCGCTCCCACAGGGCGTCCAGGTTGGGTGAATTCTTGCCCTCCAGGTCCAGGCACATGGAGAAGTTTTGTTCGGCGGAGTAGGCGGAGAGGCCCGCCAGGGCGTCGGCGGTTTTCTCTTTATCCCACTTCGGCACGGAACGCTTTTTGCTTTTCAGGGTGTCCGCGTAGCTCTGGTAGGTCACGTCCAGCAGGGTGACGAGTTCCTGGCGGTTGGGCAGGGGATGATCGAGAATCGTGACATCCTCGGTCAGTTCGGGCGGAAGCACTGCGCCGGACGTGGTGAGCATCACGAGCATGGACCGAGTGGTTTTGAACACGTCACGGAGATTCCAGACGGCCTGGATGACCCCCGCGTCGGAAAGGTAGCGGTGCGCGTTGTGGAAGAAGATCACGGCATCCTGGAGCCGGTCGGCCCGCGCGTCGATGATCTGCAAGTTTTCGGCGACGGTGGTGAGTTCCTTGGGGTCCGGGCCATCGGCGAAGAGGGCGGCGAGCATGTCGCTGCCCTTGTCGTTGCAGCCGCGCATCCCGCGTATGAAGTCATAGGACAGGATGGGCGTCCGGCTCCCGTTGAGCGATTCCATGATCGTGGAGATCGTCGCGGCCGGGTCGAACGTGCGCACGTCAACCAGCGGCGTGCTGGCCCCGCGTGCGGCGAGGAATTGCTGTGTGAAGGTTAGCAAGGGAATTCTCCTTTCGTGAGAATGGGGTTGGGCCGAGGGCGGGAAGCGCCCCCGGCGGGTTATGCAGTTTCATGCAGTTAGCGTCCCGTGCGCTTGCGTTGCGCGGCCTTGGCGTGCTTCGCGGCGGGTTTGGCAACACGCTTCGCGGGTTTGTGCGCCCCCTGGTGGCAGCCCTTGTGATGCGCGACTTGGCCGTCGGCCCGCAGGTAGAATACGGTTTCCTTCGGGATGGCTTTACGGCACAGTTCGCACGGCCACACGTAGGCGCTGGTCGCCGGGCTCCAGCGGGGCTTGCTGCTGCGAGCGTTGGCGTGGGTTTTCTTCGGAGCCTTCTTCGGTTTGGGCTTCACGGTTTTCTTCGCGGCCGGCGCTTTCTTTTCCGGCTTGGGCTTGGGCTTCGACTTCTTCTCAGCCTGGGCTTTCACTTCGCCGTTCGGCGCTTTCGCTTCCTCGCCATTCTTGACGACGTGGTAGGGCGGAACCTCACCGAGTTTTTCGGCCAACGTCTTTTCGTACACTTTCAGGGCAGACTCGTGAGGCAGCGGGGTTGCGGTTTTGGTCCCGGGCCGGAGCGTGGAGCCACGGCGACCGTAAGCAAAGTTGACGACCCACCCGCCGTTTTTCTGAACCAGCGAGAGATCGTAAACCTTGTCGCTCTTGCCTTCCTGGCAGGCCAGATGGACGGTTTGGTTTGTGTTCACGGAATTCTCCTTTGAGTGGATTTGGACTGCGCACCGTCCAGGGCGCTCTGTCGAAGTCGGATAAGGACTTCGGTCCCTGGGCAGTGCGCAGCCCCGGCGCAGGGCCGGGACTGTTTGGCTAACGCATGAGGGAGTGGCGGATGGCCAGCGCGGCGGCCACGACCCAAATGGCGAGGACGAAGGCCAGCGCGTAATCGGGCCAGCGCAGCTTGAGGGAAGGCTTGAAGTCCAAGGGCTCTCTCCTTTCAGGCTGCCATAGCGAGCGCGTGCTCTGCGAGGCGCTGCTGGACAGCCTCTAATGAGAATTGGGGTTCCGGAACGACCAGGGTGGAATGGCTTGGCGCGTCGAACCACACCAGCCCGTCCGAAGTCCCGAGGTACTTGCAGCCGGTCGCTGCCACGATCTTTTCGTGCTCAGGGTTGCGCATGGGCGGTCGCCTCCTACGGGGTGTAGTCGCCTTCCATGACGGAAGGCGGGTCGGTGGTGAGGTCGATGTTGACTTCGTTGCCCTTGGCGTCCGCGCTGTCGAAAGTCAGTTGGCGGAAGCCCTGGGCCTGGAGCTTGGGAGCGAAGTCTCGGGTGCCGAGCAATTCATAGACGAAGTGGAAACGGAACTGCGGCTTCATCCCGCCCAGGGTGATGGTGATGCGGTTCGGGGCCATCGGGTCGTAGGCGCACCCGCCGTATTGGGCGAGGGAGCGGCAGAGGGTGGACTGGTCGGCGAAGGCGGCCCGCGCCAGTATCACGGGGTCCGCGAGGGCTTGTTCCTGGGCGCGGAAGTTGAGATACATGCAAAGGATGGGACCGCCGAGCATCACCACGGCCATCACGGCGATGACGATGACAAACTTGCGTATCATGCGTTTGTTAGCAGGGTTCACGGGAATTCCTCCTATTATGGATTTAGTTACTGGTGGCAGCTTGCTTGCAGCCCGCGCAGATCGTGCGGCCTTTGCGGGAGTAGTAATAGACGGTGCGGGGTGGGATGGTGCCCCCGCAGGCTTCGCAGCGCTTGGCGGTGCCGCAACGGTAGCGGTGGAACTGCGAGAGATCGAGGCTCATGCAGCGAGCCCCGGCGAGCCTGCGGGCCTGGGCCGCGCTGCGCTTGTGAAAGGTGCGCTGCGCGTGATAGGCGCGGTGCCCGGCGGCGTGGGTCCAGCGGCGGTTGGCCGGGCGGTTATCTTCGTGATTGTCATTCAAATGGTGAACCGTCAGTTCGACGTGGAGCGGGGAGTTGTCTTTGTTCCCAAAGCGGCTGTCCACGTCGGCGACCAGCGGCTCATGGCAGAAGTAGCAGGTCTTGCCCCGCAGCAGATCGTGGGCAATTTCGCGGAGCAAGTGCAATTCAGCACGGACGGATTTACGCATGGCGCCCTCCGAGAATGATGCGCAGATCGCGGAGGAACCGGCGCAATTCCCGGTCCATCGGCGTGCGGCGCTTGCGCACTTGCGCAACCGGCGCAGGTGTAGGCAGATCGGGCGGTCGCAGGCAGTCAGGGCATTCATTGATGAACCCCGGCTTGCCCGGCTGCGGGATGAACGTCTTTTTGCAGTGGCGGCAGGTCTGCGGTTTCGTCATGGCGCCTCCTCAGTTCACGACCGCGATGGCCATTTCCAGGTCCACTTCCTCGAACGTGAACCCGTTGGCTTCGGCCAGGGCTTTAATTTCCCTGTCCGCCAGCCGCGCATGGCTTTCGCTGGCCCAGGGGCCGGCCCCGAAGATCATGTCGATTTCGGCGGCGTTCTCATGCTGGTTGTAGATGTCCAGAGCCTTCCACGCGCAATCGCGCAGGCTCAAGGCATTCGGGAGTTGGGCGTGTTGTTGGTTTTCCACGGTGGGACTCCTTTGTTTTGAATTTGACGGCGACGTTCCTGCTGGTGGCAGTTGACTACTTGCGAAACAGACGGGCAGGTGTTTGGAAAGTGCGAACTAGAAGAGGCGGAGCCATTCGGCGGCGTTGTTCGTGGCGGTCATGCGGTAGACGGCAGGCGTGCCAATCGAGAACTGGAAGCCAAAGGGGCGCTTCATCATGCGGAGCAGCTTGAAACCTTTGGGCAGATTCTTGCGAACGGCCTTGGCGTACTCAGCGATGTTCTCGTACTCGGACTCGTCCTGCCAGCGGGCGTGCAGATAGCCGAGCAGGTCTGACATGGCGTTGAACATGGAGTTGATGCGCTTGAGATCGGCGGGCGCGGTGCGCGCAGAACCTCTGGTTTTCACGGTTGGACTCCTTTTTGGAATCAGACGAACCGGCGCCTCCTGGAAACCGTCCGCGGTCTGCTGGCGCAAGGCTGGAAACAGGGGCAGATCGCGCGCCATCTCGAGATCCCCTACAACCAATTGAGGTCTTTTGTCTCCCGTCACCACTTGAACCCGAAGAGTCTCCGCTAACCCTGCACTGATGTTTACACATTGATAACGCGCACGAGATAAGGCCCGAAACTCGTGCGCGCACGTATTAACGCCCGAAACTCGTGCGTCTTGACGGCTCAAAGTTGACCCTTGATGATGCCGCTCTACGGAGGCACACAATGACGAGACACAAGAACATCCCGAAGGCCAGCCCCTGCGGGGCTGTGCAGGAGAGTCAGCCCAAGGGGTTGCTCCGGGAGCGCGACGTGCAACGCGAGTACCCGTTCACCGTGGCCTATCTTCGCAAGATGCGGCGCCTCGTGAGGGAGGGGGAGCCCGATCGTGGACTCCCGTTCATCAAGCTCGGGCGAGCCGTTTATTATAGACGGGAATCCATCGAAACATTTCTGCGGAGTCGCGAGATCGGCGGTTCGATTGCCCAGCGCCAGGCGGCGGGCGACAACCGTGTCGGGTAGGCACAGCTCCGCCCGGGCGAGGGCGGCGCGTGCGAGATCCCCTCGTTCTTTCCGCTTGCCAGTTTGCAACGGGTCACAGTGCGGTCAGGCTGCGTTGGAGACCTGCCGGTACTACAGCCGCGCAGACGTTGCCTGCGGACGACGGAAAGCATAAGGGGTAAAATTGTGCGCGTTCGGAGCGTCGCGTTGAACAGGCCCTCGATGGAGGCTCGGACAAACCCGCGACGGCGGACGGTGATCGACACTTTTCAGCGGTCACTCGAAACCCCGTTGCGCATCTGGCCTACCGTTGCCTACCATAAGGCTAGGGCAGAGCGGTTCGCTTGCGCGTGGACGCGATGCGGATTAGGTTTCGCGCTTACTCAGTTTTGTATGGAACGGAACCCCCCCGACGTGTGCCGCGCTACCATTAAGGCTACGCACAGCAGATTCGGGGTGGCTCTCCAAGCGACAGTCGCGGCACTCAAGCGTTCAATGCAACCTGGGGTTGCCGTCCTTTCCCGCTACCATGAGGCTAGGCGGCGGACATGAAGTGTGGGCTTAGCACACTTGCAACGCGGCGAGCGGCTCATCCCCTACCATCAAGGCTATGGGGATTGTGCGACTGGCTGGAAACTTGGAACTGAACGGCGCGTTTCACTGGGTTAGATCGCCCTCCGCCATCCCGGGTTTACGGGTTTTTCAGGCGTACTCAGATGGTCCCTCGGTGTCCTGCCGTCCCGTTCGTTTGTCAAAGAACATACATGCTATATAGTGGATAGCATGAGGCTATAGTATAGCTATAGACGGGACGGATTGCAAGCACTAAAAGTGCTTTGTTTTCAATAACTTACGGGTACTTTTAGGGGATTGCGGCTATACTAACGTGTTGAAAACAAAGGAGTTAGCAATAGGCTACAGTAGGCTACATGGGTGGGGGCGGGACAGGCGACTCCAGCGTTACGGTGCCCCAGGGCGGCGTGGCAGCGCCGCCCCGCGAGCTAGGCATGGACTTCCACCGGATGGCCCAACGCCCGCTTCGCGGCTTCGACGGCAGCCACCGCCACGAAACTGGTCAGGCTCGGCTTGGGCGTGTTGCGCGGGTCCTTGCGCCATTCCTCCATGCGGCGGGCGAGCACATCCTGGATGAGCGTCCACTCTTCCGGCATGAAGCGGATGTAGGCGCTCTGCGGCGCCGTCCGGGCGATCTTCTTGCGTTTCTCTCTCACAGCAACCTCCTTGGTGGGCCGGGGTTCCGGCCCACACACTATAGCCACTCTCTAGCCACGGGTCAATACCTGAGCGGCATGATGACGCACAACAACTGGTAGTCCACTCCTTCCTCGGGCACGATGTCGAAGCGGCACGCCAGATCCTTTGCTTTCACCGAGAGGGCCACGCGGGACGTGCGCGCGCTCGTGACAAAATCCAGCAGATAGCGCAGATCGAATCCCACCATGAGCGGCTCTGTCAGCCCCGTGGTGGCAGCGGCGAGTTTATCCGTCGAGCTTCCCGCGTCGCTGTGCGTGGTGATGACAAGCGATTTCGGGTGAAACTCGAGCCTCACCCCGTTCGAGCGTTCGTCGGCGACCAGGGCGACGCGGCGCAGGCAGGCGACCAGTTCCTTGCGGTCGCACTCCATGCGCACGGGCAAGTCGGTGGGCAGGACGTGCTCGTACTGCGGGAACTGCCCCATCATGCGGCGCACGGCCATCTGCCGCTTGCCTGCGCTGAAAAACAGATGGGCTTCGTTGTAGGCGAGCGCAACCGTGCTGGCGTCCGCCAGGGCCGAGGGCAAGAGCGAGAGCATGGGGACGGGCACGATGAGTTGGAGATCCGGAGCCTTCTTGTCGATCTTGACCGGGTGCTCGTAGATCGGCATCCGATGGCCGTCCGTGGCGACCATCTTGAGTTTGTTGGTAGCGGCGCCGATCACCAGCAACGCTCCGTTCATGGTGTAGCGGTTGGGTTCCGCGGACACGCCGTAGCGGGTGTGTTCGATGGCGGCGACGAGCGGCTCGGCCGCCAGGGCGACCGCGCCGCCGGGACGCTCGGGCAGCACGGGAAAGTTGGCGGGGTTGAACGTGGGCAATTCGAAGTGGGCGTTGCCGGCGTCCAGGGTGAAGGCGGTCCCCGAGAAGGTGAGGCGCAGGGTGTCGGACGTGACGGCATTGCAGGCGCTCAGCAGGAGTTGGGCGTCCACGGCCACGCGGCCACTGCCGGTGGAGGCGGTGATCGGGAGCCTTGTGGCAAAGGCGACTTCGAGATCGGTGGTCTGGAGCGCCAGCCACTTCTTCTTCTCTTGCGGTTGCAGGGTGAGCAGCACGGCGGAAAGAATGGGCTGCGTGGCCCTCTTCTCCGCGCACCATGCGGCGAGCCCCAATTCGTCGAGGAAAGCGTCGCGGTCCACGGTCAGTTCGAAGGGCGTGGGTTTAGGCTCCGGGGGCGGGCCCACGGTCTTGACGGGTTCCGGGGGCGGGGTGGTCGGATTGACTTTTACTTCTTCGGGTTCGGGCATGACTAAGATCCTCCTTTGGGTTTGCAGGCGGTATGGCAGGCTTGCTCGCCGGCGATCAGGAAAGTGGTGCCGGGCTTGATCGACCCGGCGCAGACACAGCAGTGCCACAGGTGGGCGGACTTGTAGCGCTCCCACTCCACGGCGGGATGGGCGTCCACGACGCCTTCCGCCAGGGCTTCCATTTCCAGGCGGTTCAGCGCGTCGCGCACGTTGCCGTTTTCAGGGATACACTTACGGATGTCGATGGCGTGATAATGCTCCCGGCGCGCCACGCGGCGCAGGAAGGCGGGCAAAGCGCGGGAAACCTCTTCGGTGGTGAAGGGCAGGGTCTTGAGCCGGGACAAGAAGCGGGGCTCGAAGGTGTCGGTGCGGTTGGCGGTAAAGATGAAGATCGTGGCGGGCGGCCACGCCGTGGCGTCCAGCAGGGAAAGGAAACGCGCCTGCGCATCGCGGGTGATCTGTTCGGCTTCGTCCACCAGGAGCATGTGGAAGCGGGCGTTCCAGGGGACGTGATGGCAGCCGCGCACGGCCTGATCGAGCGTCTCCAGGTCGCAGGACCGGGAGGGGATTTGGCGCAGTTCGGCGGGCAGCAACTCCGCCAGCGCCAGGGCCATCGTGGTTTTACCCACCCCGGTCGGGCCGAGAAACAGGAAGGCTTCCGGCCAGGGGGCGCGCAGAAAGTTCGTCAAGACCGCCTTGGGCCGCACCAAGCCGATGAAGTCGCGGAGCTGGTGACCGCGCCAGCGTTCGGACAGGCGGGCGGGAAAAGTCAGAGTAGGCTGCATCCTACTACCTCCTAACATTGTGGCTATACTACGGCTATAGTATGGCTATATGTGAGCGGGATTGTCAAGATAAAACTTGACGGCGGACGGCAAGCGGGTATAATGGCGCATTGCGCTGGATAGGGTGAGGCTAGTGAGTGGCATTAGTCCAGGAGGCCGCATGAAAACACTGTGGCGTTGGGTCCGTTGCTGGTACTGGCGTCGCCATCTGCGCAAACGGCTCGCCCAGGGGGAGATCACGGCGAACGACGCGCGCCGGATTCTGATTAAAAAGGGACTGCTGGAGTGAATTGGCCGCAGCGGAAGTTTCGCATCGACGAGATCGCGGACCTGATGGGTCCGGGAGCCCGCGTGGTCCCGATCATCGGCGGCGGCCCGGAGTGGGGCGCGGAAGCGGAGATCGTGAAGGCTCCGCAGATCGTGCTCGCGCCCGGCTCGGCGCTGCAAGAGGGCACGATGTGGGACCTGCGGGAGTTGGTCGAGCAGGAGCGGGTGCGCCCGGTGCGCCTGACGCTGATGCTCGTCGCGCAGAGCGGGCGCCGCGTGGTCTATGAAGTGGACAGCCTCGTGACCGAGCTAAAGACGCGGCCCCTCACCTGGGGCAGCGGGAATCTCGGAGGGCGCGTCGCGGAGTGGGCGGAGTGGACCATGAAAGGCCAGTTCATCCCCAACACGCAGCGGAAGGTGACCCTATGAACAGGCCCAAACCCCGCGTGCTGAAGCTGGGAGATTGCACCTGGGACAAACCGCCGAAGTGCTTCCACTGCGGCGCGCCTTTTCCCGAGACGGCCAAGGCGCAACTCGCAGGGAGGATCATCATCATTGCGTGTCCGTCGTGCAAGTGTTTAACGCCTTTCAAGGTGACGTGAGGAGCGCGCGTGGAACAGATCAACTGGCCGACCGGGGATGAAACCATTCAGATCGTCGCGAAGCAGACCGACACCGTGCTGCTCAGCGTCAGCCGGGGCAAGGACTCCCTGGCCATGTGGCTGGCCTGCAAGCCCTTCTTTAAGCGCATCGTCCCGGTGCACATGCAGCCCTTGCCGGGCCTCGGCTGGTGCGAGGACTATCTCGACTATCTCGAAGACAAGCTGGGCGCGGAGATCATCCGCGTGCTCAACCCCAACACCATCCACGATCTCAACGACCTGATTTACCAGACGCCGGAATCCTCGGCGGTGGTGTGGGCCCACAACTGGCCGAAGCACTACTGGTATCAGCGGGCGCAGTCGGAGCTGAAAAAGCAGTTGAAGCTGCCGGCGACGGCGTGGTCCGGCTTCGGCATCCGGGTGGAGGACTCGCAGTTGCGCAAGTTTGTGCTGCGCAAGTGGGGGCCGATCTCCACGGAGCGCCACGAATTCAAGCCGGTGTGGGACTGGAAGCTGACGCGGGTCTGTCAGGTCATCCGCGACTCGGGGCTCAAGCTGCCCGTGGACTATCGTCTGATGGACCGCTCCTGGGAGGATTGGGATTACAAGTACATGCGGTTGATCGAGCAGTACTTCCCCGCCGACTACGAGCGCATTGCGAAGTTTTTTCCCTTGCTGGAGGCTGACTTTGCCCGACACGAGTTCGCGCAAGCGCGGCGAGAAGGCCGCAGCGGCGGGCCCGAACCCCCTGGACTATCTCACTGACCTGCTGCAAGACTCGGGGTCCGTCGCGCTCGACAAGCGGTACCAGCCCGACGAGTGGCTGGCGAAAGGCCGGGAAGCCTTTGCGGCGCTGGAAGTGAAGATCGACGCGGCGCGCAAGGCGGGCGCGACTCGAGCCTTCACCATTCCCGACTCGCCCTACTGGTTCTGTCTCATCTTCGATCGCCAGGAGCAGAAGAACCTCTTCCTGGAGAAGCTGTGGCCCAAGACCTTCGAGGATGCGGACAAGTACATCGACGGGGTGGAGCTGGCGAAGCAGCTCGGGCTCAAGCTGCCCAAGGCCACGGTGCGGACGAAGAAGGCGGAAGCGGACGACGAGGAGATCCTCGCCTACGTGACCGATCACCTGGTCGAAGGCATCACGGTGAACTTTGGCGACGGCCTGATTGTTCCACCGCCGAAGCCCGCCGTGGCGACGGTGACGGCGACGAAACCGCCCGCGCGGACCACGGTGTTCGAGGCCGCCGCGAAGCGCAAAGAGTTTTTCAACATCGTGCTGGATTGGGACTTCTGGTGCTGCGTCTGTTTTGCGAGCCCGGAGCAATGCGACTTCTTTTTGAAGGCGGTGTGGCCCGGCGTCCCCGTGTGGCGGCAGCGGTTCATCGACGGCATGGCGCTGGCGGCGAAGTTGGGGATCGCCTTGCCCGAGATGAAGATGCCGCCGAGCACGGTGAAGCCGCACCCCGAACTGGCGGCGCTGGCGCTCACGCTGGAAGAAGCGCACGAGCTGCATGAGTGGGCAGCGCGGCGCCGGCAGGAGAAAGCCAAGAAGAAAGCGAAGCGCCCATGAAGCGACAGCCCCGCCGTCTCGGCACGGACTTTGACCCGGAGCACCGCGCTTGCAGTTTCGAGACCGTGGCCCGGCAGATGCGGCTCACGATTGATCGGGTGCGCGTGCTGGAGAGCAACGCCTTGCAGAAGCTCAAGCGGCAGAAAGTGCGGGACCAAGTGGCGCGCTGGGCGGAGTTGGTGCGGCTGGCGGCCGAGGCACGCCGATGGAGCAGCAGCGGCGGGACGAGGAGCGCATCCTCACGGACGAACAACCCACGCTGCTCCGTCTAGTACGCCAGGGCTTGATTTCGATGAAGGAATACCGCGAGCGCATGGGCTTGGAGATCGACCGCCAGCGCTTGGCGCAGGCGGCACGAGGGGAGGAGGCCGATCTCACGAGAGAATTGGAGCCGGATTATTCCGCGTGGCGCGGGCCAGATGCTCCTTTGGACCCGGCGAGCCCGCTGACCGTGATTTTGAACCCAGGGGAAAGTCTCACGGTGGCGAGCACGGAGGGGATGTGGCGTCCGGTCGATCCCGCGCCGCAGGCGCGGGGGGACAAGCCTCCTTCCCTGCCCATCGCTCCGGTGCGCAAGTTCCGCATTGACGAGTGACCCTTCGCAACTTTCCGTTTGACGCCTCACATTCCACCTTCTATGTTTTGTTTGCCTAATTAGGCAGGAGGGTTTCTATATGCCTGGAGAACGACTCACCACTCGTGGTACCGGACGCGGCGTCACCACGGCGACGGCACGGCCTCGGCGGGTTCGGGCCGGAAAGCCACCCGCAAAGCCCAAGAAAGCACGGCGCGGAAGTAACGCTCCCTCGGGATAAGTGCTGGGGGTGCTGAGAGAAACTCTTCCGGTGACTTTCAGCGCCCTCGGTGCTTATAATGCATCCCGATGGCGGCCTCTCCTAAATCCCGTTCCACCCCCGGCAAGAAAAAGCTCCGCACCCCACGCTTGCGCCGCCTGCGCCGCCCCCGCACCTACAGCCGCAAGCCCGGCGCTTCGCTCGTCACGCCCAAGCGCGTCAAGATCATCACCGATGCTATCGCCATCGGCGTCCCCCAGGCCCACGCCTGTCACTTGGCGGGTATTGACGAGTCCACGCTCACGCGCGCCATGAAGAAGAGAAACGCGCTGTGCATGGCGATAAAGCAGGCGAACTCGAAATTGATCCAGGGGCTCACGTCGATCATCCTGATTGCGGCGAAGAACGGGCAGTGGACGGCGGCCGCGTGGCTGCTGGAGCGCCGCTGGCCGGAAAACTTTGCGAAGGTGGAGCGGACGGAGTTGAGCGGGCCGGGCGGGACGCCGTTGCCCCCGGACCGTGCGGACTTCATCCTCGCGGTGAGGGAGGCATTGGGCTTTGTCAACCGACCCCCGCAAGTCATCGAAGCCGAAGTCATCTCGCAAGTCTCGCGGGCGGCCCTACCCGAAGCGCAAAGTGGTGGAAACGGTGCAGGTGGCGGCGCCCAAGTTTGACCCGACGATTCCCTGGCGTCCGTTTCAGGCGGACTACATCAACGATCCGGGCCGGCTCATCTTCTGCGTGAAGGGCGCGCAGATCGGGATGTCGACGGCGAGCGCGGCGTGGGCGGTGGGCGAGTGCATTGCCCGCGACAACCACCTGGTCATCATCCTTTCCCGCACGGAGCCCCAGGCCAAAGAGCTGGCGCGCAAGGCCAAGATGTTGGTGCAAAAGCTGAAGGGCGTGGAAGCCCATCTCGATCACGGCTTCTTCAAAGACACGCTCATGCTGGAGCACTACATTCGCTTCCCCAACAATTCCCGCATCATCGCGCTCTCGTCGAACCCCGAGACGGCGCGCGGCTACACGGGCGACGTGGTGCTCGACGAATACGCCTTCCATCCGCAGTCGGAAGAAATCTTCAAAGCGGCTTACCGGCAGATCACGCTGGGATACAAGATGCGGATTCTGTCGACGCCCAACGGGCAGCAAGGGCGCTTCTACGACATGGCGAAGAAGTTCGGGTTGGCGGACGGGCACGAGCCCACGTCGGTGCGCGAAGCGCGGCTCAAGGGTGCGCGGTACGTGAAGGACGGCTGGTCGCTGCATTGGGTGGACATCCACCGCGCCATCGCGGAAGGTTTCCCGGTGGATGCGGACGAGATCCGCCAGGGGGCCATGAGCAGCACGGGGGACGAAGACACTTGGCTCCAGGAATTTCTCTGTCAGTTTATCAGCACGGCGCAGCAGTGGATTCCGCCCGAGCTGATGGACGCGCCCAACATCGACACGCTCGTGACCCAAGAGCTGGGGCAGCTCGGGAACAACCCGCCGTCCCGCGACCAGTACCGCAACCTCTACGCGGGCTGGGACATAGCGCGCCACAAGGACTTGTCGGTGATCTGGTTCAATGAAGTGGTGGGCGACATCACGGTATGCCGCGGCATCCTGGAGCTGTCCAAGCGCCCGACGCCCGAACAGATCGAAGAAGCGCGGCGCGTGCTGGCGCCCGGCCCGCCCAGGTTCGAAGGGGGACCGCCCACGCCGCCGCTGGTCTACCGCATGGCCATCGACACGGGCTCGATGGGGCTCACGATCTTTGAAGTCCTGCAAAAAGAGTTTGGCAGCGGGCAGGTGGAAGGTGTAACTTTCACGCTGCAAGCCAAAGAGGCGATGGCGGTCGAGGCCAAGCGGCGCATGGAAGAGCGGCGCGTGCGCATTCCGGACACGCCGATGGTGCGCAACTCCTTCCGCAGTGTGAAGAAAACCGTGACCGCCACGGGCCAGGCGCGCTTCGATGCGGACCACGACGAGAAGTATGGCCATGCGGACCACTGGTGGGCCTGGTGCCTCGCGATCTCGGCGGAAAGCGGGTGTGCCGTGCATCCCCTCGTGCAACTGTGGGGCCAGCAAGTCAAGCAACGGGAGATCGAGGCCCAGCATCTGGCGGAGACCGTGCCGGTCGGCGTCGATCTCGCCACGGCGCAGGCCAACCTCGCGCAGCAGCGCGGCATCTTCGGGGCCGACCGTTTTCTCACCGACCCGGGGGCGGTGGTCGCGCCGCGTCCCCAACCCAAACCCAACTTGTGCCCGCAATGCCATCAGGCCGTCAGCGTGTACGGCGAAGTGGCGGTCTGCCGGGGCTGCGGGTGGAAAGGAATGCGCTCCAGTGGTGTGGCACGAAACTAAGAGCTTGAAAGGCCCCAAGTTCAAGGCGTTGACTCCCCGCCAGCGGGCCATCGCCGATTATGTGCTCGACGGGTACCCGAACAAACAGATTGCGGACGCCCTGTTCATGCAAGTGCAGAGCGTCAAGAATCAGCTGCGCGTGATCTTCGAGAAGCTGGATGTGCACGACCGCATCGACATGATCGTGCGCTACCGCAAGCGGAAGGCACGCCACGTCGCGAGGTGAAACATGAAACGCCGTTTTGGGCTCGGCCTGCTGTGGGCCGTTGTGTTCGGCTCGGCCATGCTGGGGACGCCCACCCCGCAACCCGCGCCGATCCTCCTCACCTACACGCCGGTGACCGTCACGCTGACGCCCGGCCCCGCTGGTCCCTATGACGCGTACTTCAGCATGGGGACGGCTCCGCCCTCGACTCCGGCGGCGGCGCGCTACGATGCTTTCCTGGCCGCGAAGGGGAGCGGCTCGACCTGGAGCGCCACGGCCATCAAGGGCGGCTACATGCAGGTCAAGATCCAGGACGGCCTGCTCAAGTCCATGGAAGTGATGGACTGGCTCTATCTCGGGCCGGGAAGCCCGCCGCAGGTTTGGGCCATCTATACCCCCACGACCGGCGTGATGGTGTATGCCCCGGCGTCGCTGGGGCTCGCCGCCCAATCGCAGACCTTCCTCCTCGGCCCTTTCACGAACGTGTCGAGCGCGTCGCCCCCGGCGGTGCAGCCGCCCGGGACCCTGACGTACACGGTCCATTGAGCGCGCCGGAAAACCTTGTGACAAGCAGGGCTTTCTGGTGTAGCATGACGCCCACACCATGAGCACGCACTCCGTCGGAATGCCGGACGTCGACTTGACCGTCACCAGCCCGCCCCCAGGCTTCAAGTTTTGCGCGTGCGGCTGTAAGCACTTGCTGCCTGCGGCGGGCAAGTTCGTCTACGTGCGCGGGCATCGCAAGGCACAGCTCCAGGAAGCCCAGGCGCGCAAGCTCACCCCGGCGCAGGCGAACGACGCAGGCCTGGCTGCCGTCATCGCGGGCTTGCGCAAAGAAGTGAACCGCCGCGAGCTGCGGCAAAAATACCTGGAGTCGGAAGTCGGGGCCAACCTTCAGCGGCTCAAGACGTTGCGGCAAAGTTTGGAGGCGCTCGAAATCGTCGAGCGGTCGAGCGCCGTGGAAGGCACCCTCTAGAGGAGACACACCATGACCGATCACCGGAAGTCTTTACTGGTCGTCGCGCTGGCGCTCACGTTGGGAGCGGCCGGCCTGCACTTTTCCTGCACGCCCAGCCAGGTGGCGTGGGCGCAGACGGTCCTCGACATTGCCAAGGTCACCGTGGTGGCCGCCCAAGCCGCCACGCAACTGCTGGCGCCCGCTGACGCGCAAGAAGTCCAGAAGGTCGCGGGCGTGTTCCAGGCTGTCGAAGATGCGGCGCAAGCGTATCTAAAGAATCAGTCCGCGGGCAACCTCGCGGCCATCTCCGCCGCTATCACGCAGGCGGACCAGGAGATTGCCGCCTTCGAAGTGTTTGTCAAGAATCCCGGCGAGGCCGCGCTCATCACGGAGCTGGCCGGGGTGTTCGCAGACGCCCTGGCGCAAATCGCAGCGGACTACCCGTCGGCGACCCACGTCTCGGCCAAGCTCGTGCTCAAGAGTCACGGCAACGCGCGAGGCTGGGGTGCGGAGCAGTTCAAGTCCGCGTACGGTCGTCTCGACCCGCGCTTGGTCAAATAAGTTCAAAGTTCATCACGCGCCAAGGGCGCAACGATGCAAACAGGGGCCACGGAAGATCGTGGCCCCGCCTTTCTGGAGCGACATGGGCAAACCCGCCTTGTACCGCGAACTCTTCCTTCGGCACTGGAACCGCATCAAGCAGATCGACTTCCCCGGCGGCTTCGTCGCGGTGCGCGATCACGCGGGACGTCCGCTCCTGCACCGCGAGCACACCCGTCCGCAGTTGCGCGACATGGCGAAGCTGGCGGCGCGGCGGGACATTCGCGAGATGCGGGCGAAGATCCGCGACCTAGTGCAGCGAGCCCAGGAGACGAAGGAGGCCGCTGAGCCGGGCCCGCCCAACATTGGAATCATCGGCGGGCGCGGCGTTGCGCAATCGCTGAGCCGACGACTGAAATGAACGACGCCTATCGAGCTTCTCGCCAGTTCGAACGGTTGTTCTTGCGGGAGCAGAACCAACTCTCCGACCGGGCCTTCGCGATTCATCGGCAGCGGGGGCCCGCGCACGTTGCGGACTATCATCCCAGCGTGATCGGCGCGTGCGATTGCTTCGCCCTCGCCGCGAACGATGGCCGCGCACGCCGGGGCACGCAACCCAACCAAGCTGTTCGTAAATTTCGCATCTGAGGAGCGACACCATGGAAATGATCTCGGTTGGGCGCATCGTCCACTACAAGCTGACGAACGCGGACGTGGAACAGATTCAGCGGCGGCGCACGGATTCGCGCAGCATCCGGGAGCGCATCGACGCGGGCCAGTGGCCGCTGGGCGCGCAGGCGCATGTGGGCAGCACGCCCTTTCCCGGCCAAGTGCTGCCTTTGATCGTCGTGGAGGTGAACGAAGACCGGGTGTGGGGCCAAGTCTTTCTCACGGCAACCTGGAGGCGCGCATGAGTAGGTGGGATAACTTCCTCGACTCGCTCAACACGGCAGGCGGCGCGATCTTCCTGCTGGTCTTCCTGACGCTGCTGTTCAGCGCCGTGGCGCTGTACGTCACCTATCATCCCGTCACGACGCCCAATTCTTCCCTGGGCAGCATCTTCAGCCATCTCCTGAGCGGCGTGGCGGGCGCGCTGCTGGGAGCGCTGTCGTCGCGCACCAAGACCGCCGTCAGCGCGGGAGGGAAAGAACCGTGAGACCTGCGGTCGTCCTCTTCGGCTTCTGGCTCTATCTGCTGTTCGGCCTGCGCGTCTTCCTCACGGTGGACCGAAAGGAAATGCGCAAAGAGGTCCCCTACGCCGATCTGCCCTCACTCTTGCCCCTGCGCACGTATCGGCTGACGCTGGCCGCACTCTGTATGCTGGTCGGGGTGCCCGTCACCTGCTGGGCCATCTGGCGGGCTCTCAAGGAGCGACTATGAACGATCTGGAAGCGCAGTTCCCGCACAGCACGACGCTGAGCCGCGCGTGCTATCACCCCGAGCACCGCACGCTGGACGTGTGGTTTAAGACCGGCGCGCCTTACCGGCTCATGCAAGTGGAGCGCGTGGAGTTCGACACGCTGGCGCAGGAAGGCGGCAGCTACTATCAGCGCGTCCTGCGGCTCACGCATCCCACGCCCACGCTGTGCGTGAAGCTGCAATGCGGGGGTTGCCGGCAGCCGCTTGATCCGGGCGCGCCCGATCTGCGCATCGTGAAGGACAAGGCCCAGGCGCTCAAAGCCTACCACGCGAGCTGCGCGCGCAAGCCGCCCGCTGCCGTCGCCGATTACATCGACGTGCCCGCGCAGCCCGGCCCGCAGCCCAAGCAGAAGCGCGTCGAGTTGGTGAAGCGCCGGCTCGCCGAGGGCGTGAGCCAGCGGCAGATCGCCCGCGAAGCGTATCCGGGCGTGAGGCTGGAGACCGCCTACAGCCGTCTACGCGCTTTCATCCGAGACAACCGGCTGTGACTTTCCGGGCCTAATTCCTACGGATACACATCCATTTCACCAAATGTTCATGCGCCTGCGGCGCACCTGGGCTACATAAGTGTCCGGGTTAATTCCTACGGCGTAGGAATTTCACGCAAAAATCTACGCGTTGACAGGGTTTCTGCGAGTAGTAGGCTGGCGGGTGTGAGCAGGCGGCCCGGTCGATCCCCGGGCCGCCTTGAGAGGCTTTGAGAAGCCATGTACGTCTATGCAGTCCCTTCTTACCATTCGCCGCTAAGCTTGTCAAGGCATTCCCTCACGCACAAGTAGAGTTTTCCACTTTGAGACTTGGAGGCTGAGATGGCCGATGTCCAGCTTGAACACGGTTTCTCGCGCATCGCGAATGAATTGCTCGAAGCCCTGGCCCGGATGCCGCTGAACGGCGCCCAATTTCGAATCTTGCTGGTGGTGATCCGCGAATGCTATGGCCGCAATGGCGGACGGAAAACAGCGCCGCTCTCTGCCCACGACCTAGCTCGGCTCACGGGGTTAGTCCCGCGAACGCTGCGCCGGGAACTTAAAGCCCTGATCGACGCCCAGATCGTGGAGCGCACCGGGCCGCCCGGAGAATGCCCGCGGTTGGGGTTGCAGAAGGACTATGAGCGCTGGGCTGCGGACCAAAGTGGCCAGCGGACCAAAGTGGCCACAGCGGACCAAAGTGGCCGCGAAAGCGGACCAAAGTGGCCAAAAAGCGCGGACCAAAGTGGCCGCTATAAAGAAGAAAAGTACTTAGAAGAACAAGAAGGCGCTGCTCACAAACCGAGCAGCGCAAGCCCGCTGGTGGTTTGCCGCGACTATGCTTTTTCGAGGTACCAGGACCAGCACGGCGGGCAGAAACCGAATTGGACGCAAGCCGACTTCGTCCAGCTCGCCGCTCTGTTCCGCCGCAAAGGTGATCTGTCCATCGAAACTTTCTGCACGCACTGGGACGGATACGTCACGACGGACGATCCGTTCCACTTGAAGCAAGGCGGTTCCCTGCGGTACTTCTGCGCGAACTTCGACAAGTTTGATCCGGCCATCCTGGAAGTGGTGAGCCCGAAGGCGAAACTCGAAGCCTACGCCAAGCGCCTGGAGCGCTATGCCGAGGAAGACGCCAAGGTGATCCAGTGACGCAGGGTGAATTCCATGACGCGTTCCGCGCCCTGGTGGACGCCTACCCGCTGGCGCACATCGCGGAGACCGTCGAGGGCTCCTGGTTCGAAACCCTGCGCCGCTTTCCGAGTTATCAGGTGAGGGCGGCCTTCAAGGTGCTTGGCACCGGCGGCAGCGAGAAGTTTCCCACCCTCGCCCTGGCGAAGCGCACCTGTATCGAGATGGTGAAGTCCAAGGTCGTCTATGCTGAGGCCAACGACGGGTACTGTTATAAGTCCGTGTTGGGCGAAACGGGCAAGGTGCAGTGTGGATGCGCCCGCGCCCTTGGCGCAAAAGCTCCAGGAGCAGAACAACAAGTTCGAGGCAATCCTGGCCTTTGCCCACAACTTGCTCGACCGGCTCGAACTGTAGCGACAGCGATGATATTTATAATTGCCGGTCTTTTCTTGATGGGAGCCTTGGTTTTCGCGGCCACTTGTGGCGGGCCCGGGTTCATCGTTCGATGTCCGCACTGTCAGGCAAAATACGAGGCGAGCGCCGGGAAGCATCTTTGTGCCAGATGTCAATGCTGGTTTCGCGTGTCGCATTACGGCAGGTGTGTTGATCCGTGTTGATCCGTAGCGATATAAGTCAACCTGGGCTGCTGTAGCTCAGTCGGTTAGAGCGCCTGCCTCGTAAGCAGGGGGTCGGTGGTTCGAGTCCACTCAGCAGCTCCAAACTCTTTCCCGAGGAGGCATCATGCTCAGCGCTTACGATCTGGCCCGGCTCACGAGTCCCGAAGGCGGCCACAGCTTCGGCATGGACAGCAAGGGCACCGCGGCTTTCCTGCGCGACCTGGCGGACGCCATCGAGCAAGGCACGTTCGTGCTCCAGTCCGGCGGCGTGTACACGCAAGCCCAGATTGAGAACTACACGATGACGGTGCTCAACCTCAAGTTCCACGAGCGGCAGCCGGGCGGCAAAGACCCCACGCTCAGGCAGATGCTCAAGGAAGTGGTGGAGTCGGACGGGCCGTTGCCGATCCAGCAGTTGCATGGACCGGAGTCGCCCTCTTGGCCCACGCTCAAGGAGTTGCATGGACCGGATTCGCCCTTCCCGGTCGACGTCGTGCCCGAGCTTCTCTGCACCAACGCCGAGGGCGGTTTCGTCTGCGGGAAGCCCCAGTCCGCGCACACTGCCGAAGCGGCGCGCGGCGACGTGGGCATGGACCACGACTTTCAGCCGTAAGGCAAACTCCTTTCCCCTTCAAAACTTTTAGGGTATAGGCTTGAACGTGCTCTCCTGGTTGCTCGACCATCTCCGCGCCCTTTATGAACCGTTGGCCGACGCGATGATCGGGCGGAGGCTGCGGCAGGCGTGGCGGGACGCGCGAGCCACCCGCGCGGGCAGCCCCGAGGACTTGCTGGCGCGCGAGGACCCCAACGGCAAGTGCCCGGCCTGCGGGCATCGCGAGGGCGAGATCCGCTGGGCGGCGGGCTTGGAACTGCAAGACGGCAGCAAGGGCGCGGTCGTCCATCAGTGCCACATCTGCAAAGCGCCCTGGTTCAAGAAGCCCTTGGTTCCGGCTGCGAAGTGGGCCATCGAAATTCCCGAACTCCCGAAGGACTAACGCGATGGGTCTTTTTGATCGGGGCAAGCGCAACGGCAACGGCAACGGCACGCAAGCCCTGGCGAAGCAGGCTCCCAGCAGCTTCGCGCTTCCGGCGGGCGCGCAAATCCTCAACATCCCCCAGGTCATGCCCACGGGCGGCTCGCACGTCATCACGGACGTAGTGGCGGGCTACTGGTTCTCGGCCTTGCAGCCGATCAAGCCCATGGCTCCGGCGGGGCAGCGCGTGCGGCAGTACGAGATCCAGCCGGGCGCGAACATCGTCTGGACGCCCAAGAGCGAGATCGAAGGGCAGGGGCCCGGGTTCCTGCTGCTGCGGGAATTCTCCGTCGCCTGGGACATGCTCCGCATTGTCATCGAAACCGTGAAGGACCGGCTGTGCGAAGCGGACTGGGAAATCCGCCTGGTCCGCAAGAAGGGCGAAGACCAGAAGGGGTACAAGTCGCGCTCGGGCAGCGATCCCCGCCTGCAAAAGCTCACGCAGTTCTTCAAGTATCCGGACGGCATGACGCCCTGGAAAACCTGGGTGCGCCCGTTCCTGGAGGACATGCTCGTGATCGACGCCGCCTCGATCTACCTGGAGCGCGACGTGAAGCGGCGCATCGCCAACCTGCGCGTCATCGACGGCGGCACCATCGGGCGCATGTTGACCGACCAGGGCTTCACCCCGCCGTTCCCGCAAGTTGCCTATCAGCAGGTGCTCTACGGGATGCCCGCCTTCGACCTGACGGTGAACGATCTGCTCTACGCGATGCGCAACCCGCGGACCAACCGCCGCTACGGGCTCTCGCCGGTCGAGCAGATCATGGTCACCATCGCCATCGGCTTGAACCGCCAGAAGTTTCAGCTCGACTACTACACGTCGGGCAACATGCCGGAAGCCCTCGTGTTCATGCCCCAGGACTTGCCGTTGCAGCGCGTCAAGGAAACCCAGGAATGGTTCGACTCGATCTTGGCGGGCGACTTGGCGAAGCGGCGCCGGCTCACCTTCCTGCCCGGCTACGGCACGAACAAGGAAGGCGCGCGGCCCAACATCGTCTTCCCGAAAGAAGTCTTGCTCAAGGACGCCATGGACGAATGGCTGTTCCAGGCCGTGGCCTACGCGCTGGGCACGACGCCCCAGGCCATGCTCCGCATGATGAACCGCGCCACGGCGCAGCAGTCGGCCGAGTCGAGCGAAGAGGAAGGCTTGCTGCCCAAGCTGGGCTGGATTCAGGACCAGATGAACCTGGTCATCCAGCGCCACATGCAGTTCGCGGACATCGAGTTCGCCTGGGCCCAGCAGACCGAAGTGGACATCGACAAGCAGGCGACCGTGGACAAGACCTACGTGTCCATCGGCGTCAAGACGATCAACGAGATCCGCGAGCGCCTGGGCGACGATCCCTTCCCTTATCCCGAAGCGCAGGAGCCCGGCGTCATGACGCAGAACGGCTTCGTGCCGCTCACGGGCGGCATGGTGACGCAGGAAGCGGGCGCGCTCGGTTCCGGACAAGGCCCGGCGGCCAAGGAAATGCACGCCAACATCGAGCAGCACCAAGCCGAGACGGACGCGAAGCAGCAAGCCCAAAGCGAGCAGAACCATCAGCGCCAGGTCGAGCTGGCGGAAAAGAAGCCTCCCGCTCTGCTTCCCGCCGCTCCCGGAGCCCCGGCTGCCGCTGGCCCGGCCACGCCTCCGGGCAAGCCCGCGAAGAAGCCCGCAGCCAAAAAAGTCCTCACGGAGCAGCCGCACCATTGTGGCGACCACGCGGAATACATCGACGGCTGTTTCCGCTGCGCCCTGCTGGAGCTGCACCGGGTCGAGGCGGAGTACGCCGAAGAACTCGTCGAGACGTGACCCCGGAGATCCTCCAACTCAAAGCCCGCGCCGTCCGAGAAGCGTTTTGCCTCACGCTGCGCAAGGAACTGCTGGGCTATGGCGGCGTGCAAAGCTGGCGCGCCCAGGACCGCAGGCCCACGGTGCTCAACGGGCTCGTCCTCTCGGCCGACACCCCGATCTACTCCCTGCTCATCAACGACACGCTGACGGAGCCCGACACGCCGGTGCGCGCGGCGGGGATTCTCGTGCTCGAGCCGGCGAACCAGGTGTGGGTGACTTCCCCCACGCATCAGTTCGGCGGGTACCGGAACACGTTTCCGAAAGGCACCTTGCAGGCGGGCGAGACGGCGCAGCACGCGGCTATCCGGGAGACCTGGGAAGAGACGGGCCTCGTGGCGGCGATTGACGCGCTGCTCGGCGACTTCCACCGGCATCGCGGGGAAGCGGAAGCGGACGTGCGCTACTATCTCGGGCATCGCGTGGCCGGCGCGCCCTGGGCCATGCAGACGGCGGAGACGGAGCGCGTCAGTCTGGTGCCCCTCGACGGGCCGACCCTCGACCAGATGTTGCTCGATCTCGACGGCCAGGCCACGCCCGACCACGCCGTGCTCGCGGCGCTGCGGGCCTATAAACCCTACTCCATCCACGATCTGCGCCTCGACGCCACGCCCGAGGAGCGCTGGCAGAAAAGCGTCCAACTCATTGCGCAGAGCTACGCGCCGGACGTGCAGGCGGACTTCGAAGCCGCCAGCGCCTACTCGAAGTTCATCCAGTGGGGCAAGGCGGTGAGCGACGCTTCCCACAGCTACATCATCGGCGGGCAGGAGCAGCTCGCGGAATGGCAGCAGGGCGCCCGCTGGCTCAACCGGGAGTATCACTTCGATTACGAGCCCAAGGAAACCCGGCTCGACGCGGAGCCCTTTGCCAACAACCCGGAAGTGAGCGCGCGCGCGGCCGTGCGCCTCGTCGAGCACATCCGCCTGGCTCCCGAGCGCGACGTCGACGTGTGGCGCGGCTTGCACGCGCAAGATCCCATCCCGGCGCTGGAGAAGCTCGCACCGGGCGAAACGCTGGAAGTCGATCGCCTCGCGTCTTTTTCCGGCGACCGCACCCTGGCGTTGCAGTTCGCGGAGCGCGCGCCGTCCCTCAATCACGAGTATCTGTTCCGGCTGGTGGGCAAGGCGAAGGGCGTGGCGCTCGATGCGCTGGCCGACCGCGACCAGAAAGAGTTTGTCACGGACGGCGTGTTCCAGGTGGAGAAGGTCGAGCGCGAGGCGGCGACGTGGCGCCGGCGCTCCGGGCTGACGATCCCGGTGGAGCGGGTGACGATCACCCTGCGGCAGCAGAAGGTGTACTGAGATGGCGGTGTGTTCCGAGTGCGGGATCGACCACGGCGTCTGCCAGGCGCGCGAGCATCCCTGGGACGAGGAATGCGGCCAGGCGTCGAAGTACATCTATGCGAACGAGCTGAACCTCTGCGACCCGCACGCCGTCGCCGTCCGCAAGGCGGGCGGCGGAAAGTATCTCACGCTGTTGCACCCCGTCCAACCGCTGCACTTGGCGCACGGATAAGATGGCCATTGTTAGGCCATAAGAATGGCTTAGTTACGACAGGGACTTCGGATGAACCTCGGCAGCCTCTTCTGCGGCACGCTCGGAAAACTCGAGCCGCTCGAACCCGGCCCGCATGGCGTGACCCTGCTGGACGCCTGGACGAAGGTGGGCGAGGCGCGCGGCTCCAACCCGGGCGGCGTGTTCGAAGACCCGGACGGCGGGCGCTGGTACGTCAAGTTTTCGCAGAGCGACGAACAGCAGCCGCGCTGCGAGTTGCTGGCCAACAGCCTCTATCGCGCCCTGGGCATTCCCGCGCCCGAGAGCCAGCTCGTGTGGGGCAACGTGGGCTATGGCGAATGTGGACACCTGGGCATTGCGAATCGCTACATCGAGGGCCGACCGCTCACGCCGGAAGAATGGGCGGCGAGCGCGGACGTGCGCAACGGTTTCGTCGCGGACGCTTTCCTCGCGAACCATGACGTGATCGGCACGACCGGGCGCAACATCCTGCGCGCCCAGGATGGCCACGACTACCGCATCGACAACGGCAGCACCATGGTGTTCCGGGCGCAAGGCCAGCTGAAAGACTTCGCGGCCGACGCGGTGCCGCAGATCGACAGCCTGCGCGCCGCGAACCCGGTGTTTCAGTCGCTCACGGAGGAGGAGCTGAAGGCGCAGGCCGCGCACCTGGTCGAGACCCTGCCCGATGACCGGCTGCGCGACCTCGTGCAAGCCTCCGGGCTGGCGGGCTGGATGGATGAGCTGCACGGCTACGGGGATCCACTGGCGGCCCTTTCCACGCTCATCGGGCGGCGCAACGTGATCGGCCAGCGCTTCGGCATCGCCGTAAGCAAGGGCTGGGTGACGATCTCCGGCGCGCATGTGTTCATCAACGACCAGGGCGTCATCGAGCGCGGGCCCGCGCGCATGGTGGGACAGCGCGCCTACGACCGCGTGGCGGCGGCGAAGAAAAACTTCAAGCCCGCCGACCGGAACAGTCAGCGCATCGCGCACGCGAACGAAGCGCGCGTCGCCAAGGCCGTGGGCGGCCAACTCACGGGCGACCTGAAGCCGCTCGACGTGCTGGTGACGAAGCCGCGCCTCGCGCTGGAAGTCAAAACGCTCGTGGGCGCCGGCGAGACCAACCTGCGCATCAACATGCGGCCCGAATGCCTGGCGCGCAAAGTGGCGGAGTTGCAGCGGCTCAAGGCGAAGGGCTTTTGCGTGTTGATCGACCAGCGCGGCAGCGGCCCGGAGCGCGTCTACGTGCGCGCGGGCATGGGCGCGTTCCGCATGGGCACGATGACCCGGCTCAAGAGCCTCAGCCAGTTGCGCGCCTACATCCGCAAGGTGAGCGCCGCCGACCTGCGGCGCAAGGCCCAGGAGGACGGCTATGGCACTCTCGCTCTACGGTGACGACTATGTGGGCGCGGTGGCGTCCGGGCCCGGCTGGTGGGAGTTTCTCGCCGCCGTGGGCGACGCGGACCCCACGGAGTTGGGCACGTTCTGCAAAGAAGGCTGCACCGAGAAACCCGAGGACTTGCGCCAGGCCGTGCTCGCCTTCGCGCAGCGCCCCGGCTTGAGCGCGGACGTGCTGCACGTCGCGACGAACCTCGCCGACCTGCTCGGCAAAGTGGACGGCTTCGCCATTCTTTCCGATGACCTGCTGATCGAAGGCGACGAGGACGAAGAGGACGACGCCGAGAAGGGCTTCTTTCTGCCCACCGCCAAGGGCATCGAAGGCGAAGTCTTGAAAGCGCTGGACGAGCTCCTGCGCAAGCCGGTCCTCTGCATCGACTTCGACGCCACGCTGCAAGTGGGCGATCCCACGGGCCAAGACCCCCTGGCCATCGGCGAGCCGACCAAGGGCGCGATTGAAGCCCTGCGTGACCTGGCTTCGGACTTCGACCTCGTGATCCTCACGGCGCGCGACGACTTCGAGCCCATCTGGAAATTCTTGCAGGAGCACGGCGCGACGGCGTACATCACGGATGTGACGAACCAGAAGCCCCAGGAGGCGGTGGAGTTCGTCGATGACCGCAACACCCGCTTCATGGGCGAGTGGTCGCCGAGCTTCGTGCAGGCGGTGCGCACCTTCCAGCCTTACTGGAAAGCCACACGCGGCACGCGCGTGCTCGCCATTTTGAAGACGGACGACCCGCGCAACCCCGCGCCCACGGGCACGAAGCGCACGAAATATTCGGCGTCCAAGGAAGGCCCCTTCCGCTGCGACCACTGCATCTGGTTTGAGGACCGCAAGCCCGACCAGGGCGAAGCGGAGCCGCACTTGACGCTCGTGCATCACGGGCGCTGCGAGCATCCGGAGATTCTGGAAGACCCCGAGATGCCGTGGGCCGACGCGCTGCACAAGACCAAGGTGGTCGAGGCGGGCGCTTGCTGCGAAGAGTTCCGCGGCTTCCCCTACCTGGGCACGGAGCGGGCGGTGGGCAAGGCGGTCATCGAGCCGATCAACCCGCACGCGCATCTCGCCCCGAGGATCGTCCCAGGGTACCGCACCCGCGACAGCCAGCGTGCCGAGCGGGACTTGATGCTGACGCTGCAACGCGTCTTTCGCCGGCAGCGCGACCGGGCCAAGGAGGAAGCCGGGCGGCTGCTCAAGCTGCACGGGAAAGTCGAGAAGGTTTACGTCGACTATCACTTCGCGAAGTGGGGGATCGACAAGGCCGCGCGGCGCATCCAGGCCACGGTGGGCGTGCGCTCGAAAGATGAGAAAGGCCCGCAGGGCGGGCGCACCGAAGTGCAGAGCTTGATCTTCACCCCGAAGGACGCCTGGACGGAAGCGGCGGTGAAAGAGTGGCTCAAGGCGCACGACTACAAGACGGAGCTGGACGAAACCGAAACCAGCTACCGGGCGCGGCAGGCGGACCCGGAGGACTTCGACCGCATCCGCACCATTCCCTTCACGGGCGACAAGGCGCAGATGGCGCAGCTCTTGAAGGACGGGCCCACGCCCTCGGACTCGAACGAGCTGGCCGACGAAATCTACCTCACCCTGCGCGAGCTGTTCGAGCCCGTGGTGGAAGACGCGATGGAGCCGCTCTATACCGCGAGCCTGGCCGGGACCGCGAAAGGGATCAAGGAACTGGAGATCGGCAGCCGCGACCTGATTTCCAGCCTCAATGCCCGCGCGCGCGATTGGGCGCAGAACCGGGCGGCCGAGATGGTGGGGATGCGGCGGCAGCCGGATGGCTCCCTGGTCGAGAACCCCAACCCGAAGTGGGCCATCAGCGACACCACGCGGGACGATCTGCGGCGCATCGTGTCGAACGGCTTCGCGCAGGAGACGCCCTTGCCTCAGCTCGTCGCGAACATTCAGGACGCGGGCGCGTTCTCCGACTCGCGCGCCGAGATGATTGCGCGCACGGAAGTGTCCTTCGCGCAGAGCACGTCGAATTACAACGTGTGGCAGGACACCGGGATCGTGAAGAGCGTGACCTGGCAGGTGGGCGCGGATCACGTCGAAGGCTGCGACTGCGACTTGAACGACGGCGAGATCGTGCCCCTGGGCGAGCCCTTTCCCTCCGGCGACCGCGTGCCTCCCGCGCACCCCAACTGCAACTGCGCGGTGCTCGCGGTGTTCGGGAAAGTGGCCAAGGGCGGCCCGTGGGACGAAGCGAAGCATCCCCGGGTGCCAGCGGGAACGCCGGGCGGCGGGCGCTTCGGCACGAGCGCGGGCGTGGCCGAACCTGCCCAGGCTCCGAGCCCGCCGAAGTTTGTGGGACATCGCTACGGCGCCCTGGGCGAAAAGTACCAGGACGAAAAGGGCAACACGCTGGTCCTGTCCGACAGTCCGTACAAAGGCTGGTGCGAGCACTGCGGCGGGACGATCCAGCCCGAGGAAGAATTCTACGCGCGGCACGAGCCCGGCCACGGCGAGGAAGAGGACGCCGTGGGCTGGCAGCATCGCGCCTGCGCCCGCGAGTACCACTTGGAAAAGCAGGTGGAAGCGGGCGTCGTGAGTTACGCGCCGTTGGGCAACCACCACGTCGCGGTGACGCAGCTCGTCACGCTGCCGGACGGCACGCGGGGCGTCATGAAGCCGCAGGACGGCGAAGGCGACATGTCGCGCTTCCGCGACCACGTGCTGAGCAACGGCTACCAGACGGAGCGCGAACGCGGAGCCTGGCTCGTGGCGAAGGCGGTGGGCATGGACGATCTCGTGGCTCCGGTCGCCGAAGTCACCGTGAACGATTTCCCCAAGACGACGCTCGACCGGCGTCACGCCGCTCTGGGCGCGGGCGAGATCGGCGGCCCCGGCGTGCCGACGCGCTGCGCGATTTTGGAGTTCGAGGACGGCAAGGCGGCGGACGCCGTGCGCGATCCTTACGACGGGCTCAAGGACCTGGGCCGCTGTGCGGCCTTCGATTACGTGATCGGCAACACGGACCGCAACGGCGGCAACTGGCTCGTGCATACGGACGCGCACGACAAGATCCGGCTCATCGACCACGGCGGCGCGTTTCCCGACCAGGGCGACTACTACAATTCGGAGCGCCAGGCCATGCTCTCCCGCGCCATGAAGGAACAGGGCCGGGGTCGCGGCGTGGGCGCGCCCAAGTACTTCGCCACGGTGTACGAGAAGAACCTGACGAAAGTGGTGCGCGCGATGCGCGAGGCGGGCTTGCCGGCGGGCTCCATCAAGGGCGTGAAGGAACGCATTGCGAATTTGGGGAAGGCGGACCGCTGGGCCGACTTGCCGGGCGTGAGTGATTACCAAGGGCACCTGTGGGGGAAGAAGCGATGAAAACTTACGACGTGATGATCTACGACCGCGACCAGGACGGCTATGTGCAGGGCGGAACGATCACGCTGGACGAGGCGGGAAAGATCGCGTTCACCGCGACTCCCGGCAACGAAGAGTGGATGCAACGGCTGGTGGGAGAGTCCGTGCTGGTCGAGGGCCGACGGCTCACCGCTGACAGCGACGGCCCCACCTGGTTCGAGTGGCTGCCCCGGCAACGGCAGAGCAGCACGCTCTATTTCGACATTCCGATCGAGCCTCCCGCGCCCGTCAGCCCGGCGCATCAGTAGCCTTACTGGATGCGGGCGACGGTCGGCAGGCTCGCCAAGGTCTCGTAAGCGACCCAATCGACAGGGCTTTCCTCCGGGCGCAGGAGTCCGCGCTCCGACCGGCAAGGGGCGCAAAGCGTGCCGTCGAACTGGTCCGTGACGGTCTTGTGGACCGCACAGCCTCGGCACGGCGCGATAATCACCGGGTAGGTGTCCATACCTCAAATTTATACCACGAAATTTTTCTCTTGCACGCTCAAATGTGGCCCACTAGGGTTTCATTCGTACCAGAGGAGCGCTGGGGTTCTGATGACGGAGGGCGGCCGATACCGTCGCGAGACAGAATCGGCCGACACGAACCACGAACAACTTCCGCAAATTCTTCCAACTCACCAAGGTCGATGAAGCCACGCACACCGTCTATGGCATGGTGACCGCCGAGCGGCCTGACCGCGACGACGAGATCTGCCACTTCGCCTCGACGCGGCCCTACTACGAAGACCTGCGCGAAGAGTTCTCGAAGGCGACGGATGGCAAGTCCATCGCGCCGCTGCGCGAGATGCATCAGCTCTCCGCCGTGGGCGTGGGCAAGAACATCGACTTCGACACCGACGCCAAGATCATCAGCATGGGCTTCAAGGTCGTCGATGACAACGCCTGGAAGAAAGTGCTGGAAGGCGTCTACACCGGCTTCTCGCAGGGCGGAAGCTACGTCAAGACTTGGCGCGGCCTGTGGACGGACCCCACCACGCAGAAGACCCAGGAGTACACCTACTACACGGCGAAGCCCGGCGAGATTTCGCTCGTCGATTCGCCCTGCCTCAAGGACGCGCGCTTCCAGATCGTGAAGGCGGACGGCACGACGGAGATGCGCAAGTTCGTGAAGGCCACGCCGCCGGACCCCAAGCCCGGCGCGGTGGTGCCCGGCCCGTACGGCGACACGACGCTGGGCGGCGAAAAAATTCCCGTCGATCCCACCGCCACGACGGAGATGAAGTGCGCGAAGTGCGGCAAGGCGTTCAAGGGCGCCAGCGGCGACACGCTGTGCGCGGCCTGCAAGGCGGAGATCGTGGGCGGGTCGATGGCGGAGAAAGCGGCCGCCGCCGCCGTGAAGGCGCTGCTGGTGAGCAAGGCGAAGCAGCCCGCGGACCTCACCAACGAGGAAAGAGGGCGCGTGCTGCGCAACGCGGTGACCGACAAGTACTCGACGGCCCCGCGCGACCTGGGCGCGCCGAGCAGCGGCACCTACGCCTGGGTGCGCGACTTCACCGACGATTACGTGATCGTGGACTACGGGGACAAAACCTGGAAAGTTCCCTACACGCTCGCGGACAACGGCGAAGTCACTTTCGCGGAGCCCGTGGAAGTGCGCCAGCAATACGTCGAGGTCGGCAAGGTCGAGAAGCGCAAGCGGCGCTGTCCGGAATGCGGGGCTGAGCTGGATGACGACGATGAGCGCTGCCCCGAATGCGACGCGGATGTCGACGACCTGGAAGATGCGGCGCACGGCGGCGGGCTCAAGAAGGACGCGAAGACGAAGCGCGTGGGCGACAAGGATCTGCCGGCGTCCGCCTTCGCTTACGTGGGCGACCGCACCGACCCGAGCACGTGGAAGTATCCGGTGCACGATGCGAACCACGCCCGCAACGCGCTGGCGCGGTGGGGACAGCACAAGGGCATTCCCGCGGCGCAGGAAGCCGCCGTGCTGGCCCGCATCAAGCGCGCCGCGAAGAAGTTTGGCATCGAGGTGTCGGACGAGGCCGGCAAGCTCTTGCGCGCCGTGCAATTCCTCACCGATCCCCTCGGTGTGCAAAAGGCGGGGCTGTGGAAAGCCGAGCAGCTCCAGGAAGTCGTCCAGACCGTGACCACTTTGCAGGCGGCCGCCCAGGAAGACGGCGGCCCGGAGGACCTGCCCACCTTGCTCGACCACGCCCTCAAGGCCGTGACCTCCCTGGTCACCGAAGAGAACCGCGAACTTCAAGATCAAGCGGCGAGTTTGGCCGCAAAAGGAGACAAGACCATGACCCCCGAAGAACTTCAGAAAGCAGCGGACGACCTGCTGGCCAAAGCCCGGTCCGTCGGTGACCACCTGAACGGTTTGAAGGCGCTGCACACCGCCTTTCACGCCAAGGCCACGATGCTCCACAAAGGGCATCTCGACGGCGCGTGCGCGGCCATCGACAAGGCCCTCAAGGCGGCGGGCGCGACGAGCGTCACCAGCGGCGACATCGGCACGGGCCGCTCCGACGCTCCGGCGAGCGCCTCGGTTTCCGTCGACGCCACGCAAGGCAACTACCCGGGCTCTCCGCACCCGAACGAAAAGAGCCTCACGCTCGAAGACGTGGCCAAGCTCGTCAACGAAGGCGTCGAGAAGGCCGTCCAGAAAGCCAACGAAGCCAACCTCGACACCATGATGAAGATCGCCGTGGCGCTCGCGGGCGGCGACCCCATGGCTTCGGTCCAGGGCGAGCCTGCGGGCGGGATCGGCGACCGCAACCAGGTGGTCAAGACGGGCATTCAGCAGACCTTGCCCGCCGGCCCGAAGGAAGGCGACGTGAACAAGGACAACACCGCGGTGGTGCCTGCGGCCGACGTGAAGAAAGCCCTCGGCCAGGGCGATCCCACCGAGCTGTTGAAGATGGCACGCAGCATCAAGTCTTCGCCCGTCCCCTCGCACTTGATGGGCGGCGACGGCGTGCTCGCAAAGATGGGAGGGGGCCGCTAGGGCTCCCTCAAGCCAGCGTGCGTTAGGTTTTTGGTTCTGAATTTTGGGGCGCGAGGAGCGCGCGCCTGAGACAAAGGGAGAGACTGCGATGCAACTCGGAGACATCCTCAACACCATTCAGGCGCTGCGCAAAGACGCGACGACTACCGGTATTACCTCGGGGACTCAACTCAATTTCTATTATCTGGAGCCCACCGCAAAAACGATCTACCCTGTTTTCTACCCGTTGCTCGCGTCGATCCCGCGCTTCCAGCCTACGTTTAACGGCGTCGTCGTCGGAGGTCCGGCGGTCAACTGGAAGGCCGTGATCGCCATCGACAACGGCGGGTACCCCTTCACGTCGGAAGGGAACCGCAACTCCGTGATGAAAATCCAGGAGAAGGACTATGCCGCGAACTACAAGTTCCTCGGCAAAGAAACCCAGGTGTCCTTCCCCGCGCAGCAGATGGGTTTGGGCTTCGAAGATAATATTGGTTTGGCCCAAATCTCCATGCTGAACGCGCTGCTCAACGACGAAGAGCGCGCCATCCTCTTCGGCAACTCGGGCTCCAGCGGCAACGGCTTCCAGTTCGGAGCCGGGCCCACGCCCACCGTGGTGAACAGCGCCACGGGCGGAGTGGCGGGCCTGCAAAGTTTGACCGCCACGGTTTGGTGTATCGCCCTCACCGGCTGGGGCGTGCTCATGTGCGGGACCACGGGCGTGCAACTGCCCTACACCCGCCAGAACGCGGACGGCTCGACGGACACCATCAACGGCGGGACGTCGGCCATCGGCTCTTCCGGCAACGGCGGGGCGATGGCGGGCAGCGGCAGCCCTTCGGCGGTCGCCACGGTCACGCCCGTCGCGGGCGCACTCGGCTATGCGTGGTATTGTTCCGTCAACGCCACACCCACCACGGCCAACGCCTACTTCATGGCGAGCACTTCGGCGCCCACCTATACCATCGCGACGGTGCCGGTCAGCTCCAACCAGGCGCTGGATTCGCCGAACCACACGAGCGCTCTGACGAATGACTGCTCCGCCAACACGCTCGACTTCGACGGACTCTTCACTTGGGCGGCCAACTACTCGGCCGCGAGCCCGAGCAAGTCCTACTGGGCGGACCTGGGCGGACTTGGCTTCACGACGAACGGCGATGGGACGATCAAGGAAATCGAAGCCATGATGGACTTCTTCTGGCTCAGCTACAAGATCACGCCCGACAAACTCTGGCTGGGCGGCAACCTCATCGACTCGTTCTCGAAAGCCGTGCTGGGCTCGGGCGCGTCCAACAACGTCATGCGGGTCTTCTTGGAGCAGGATACCGCAGGGCGCGTCGTGGGCGGCTCCTTCGCCGTCGCCTACCGCTCGAAATTCGGTCCCGGCCAGATGAAGCAGCTCGACGTGCAGACTCACCCCTGGATTCCCCAGGGCGTCCTGCTGGCCGATCTGGTCAACAACCCCTTCCCGGCTGCCGGAAACGCCATTCCGGCGGTGCGGCGCATCGCGACCCTGGAAGACCACTTCTCGATCAAGTGGCCCTATCGTCGCTTGCAGCACGAAGTCGGCGTCTATGCTTTCGAGACCATGCAGCACTACATCCCCTTCGGGCTGGGTGTGCTGACGGGGATCGGCAGCACCGTCCGCACGAGCTAGGCGGACGCTCGCAACCTTGATCGGGGCCTCGCTCTTCGGGCGGGGCCCAGAGCTAGGAGACTCCCGTGTCTGGACCTGCCGTCAACCCGAATAACGAGACGGACTTTTTCGCGCGGCTCAGCTACCTCGAAGCGGCGTGCTTCCCGCAAGCCAACAACACGCTGCCCCCGGCCTTTCAAGGCAGCGTCCAGAACGCCATCACGCTCTATACCGGCGCGACCGACGCCCTGGCTTATCCGGGCACGGCGATGCTGGCGCACTCGGGCGCGGTGGACCAGGCTACCCTGGCCACGCCCGTGGCCGGGACCGATGACGGCAAGGTGATCCGCATCTTCAACGGCAACGGCTATGCCAACACCGTGACGACCGCGAGCACCTGCATCGTCGATGGCACGGGCGCGAACAAGCACATCATCACGTTTGCCGCCGACCAGGGCGGCTGCATCACCCTGGAGGCTTACAACGGCACCTGGCTCGTGCGGGGCACACCGTTGAACGCTGGACTGACTTAACCCGGAGGACCGCAATGTCCGTCAATGCCAATGTTGAAACCGATCTCTTCACGCGGCTCGCGAACCTCGAAGCGGCCTGCTTCGCGGCGGGCCTGAACAACGGCACCGCGAGCCCGGTCTTCCAAGGCACCGTGCAAACTCCGCCCGTCGTGTACTCGGCGGCAGCCGACCAGATCGCCTATCCCGGAACGGCCATCCTGGCCCGCTCCGGCAACGTGGATGCCGCGCTGCTCGCGACGCCCACGCCCGGCACGGATGACGGCAAACTGCTTCGCGTCTTCAACGGCGCCGCCCAGCTCAACACCGTCACCACGGCGTCGGGGAAGATCCTCGACGGGACCGGCACGCCCAAGGACCAGCTCCAGTTTGCCGCGCAGCTTGGCGGCTGCTGCACGCTCCAGGCTTACGGCGGCTACTGGTACGTCGTGGACACTCCGCTGCACTGCACGCTGGCGGCGGCCTAAGCTCTGAGCGCGTAAGAACCCTGCGGAGCGGCGGGGCCTAACTTCGAAAAAAGGAAGGCTCATCATGCCACCGACCATCAACCCGAACACGGAAACTGATTTCTTCCAGCGCGTCTCGAACCTGGAGTCGACCACGGCCATCCTCAACCAGATCGTGGCCGGCGGGCTCGGGATCACCACGGGGAACGTGTACTACCTCGACCCCGTGAATGGCGCGGACACCAACAGCGGCACTTCGCCCGGGGCCGCCGTGCAAACGCTGGCCGCAGGCTATGCCCTGCTGCTCGAAGGGCACAACGATGTGCTCGTCCTGATCGGCAATGGCCTAGCGGCTGGCTCGGCACGTCTCACGGCGGGCTTCACTTGGGCCAAGGACGCCGCGCACATGGTTGGCGCTTGCGCTCCGGGCTTAATCTCGCAGCGGGCGCGGATCGCACCCAGCGCCACCGCCACCGCGTTCGCCAACTTCTTCACGGTCTCGGGCAACGGTTGCCTTTTCAGCAACCTCGAATTCGTCACGGACTTCTCCGCCGGAACCGCCGCCGAAATTTGCATGACGGTGACGGGCGGCCGCAACGTCTTCGACCGGTGCCACATCGCCGGGATGATCGGCGGGACGGCCGCGGGCGACACCGGCAGCCGGAACCTCCTGGTTTCGGGAAGCACGGGCGAGAACCTTTTCCGGAAATCCACGATCGGAGTGGACACCACGGCCCGCACGGCGCTGAATGCTTCCCTGGAGTTTGCGAGCTACGCGGTGCGCAACATCTTCGAGGACTGCATTTTCCCGATCTATGTGACCGGCGGGGGGACGGCAGCCCTGATGATCTACGCCGGAGCCACGCACACGATGGACCGCTGGAACTTGTTTACGCGGTGCCGGTTCCTTAATTCCGCGACCGAGGCGGGCGGCGCGTTGCTGGCAGCTTTGGCGACGCTGGGCGCGGCGACGGGCGGAGAAATTCTGCTCGACAACTGCCAAGCGACCGGAATCTCGGCCATCTACTCGGACCTGACCACGCAGGGCCAGATTTACCTGGCCGGGCCGGTGCAGTCTCAGGTCCTGGCGATGCAGCCCCCGAGCTAGGAGCTTCGCCGATCAATGGGCAAAGCTGTAGGCCAAAAACTCGACCCAAGAGGCCGCCTCGTGCGGCCTTTTTGGTTTATCAAGGGCTGGATCTTCTGCGCCGTGGTGTGGGCGTGCTTTGGCCGCGTCGGGCTGGACTCCATCGCGCGCGGGCTGTTGGCCACTTTGAAGTTTTACGGCTACGATCACGACGCGGCCGCCAAAGACATCCTGCGCACCGCCTACCCGGACCTCCTGGTGAAGCGCGGCAACCCTCCCACCTACGGGCGCAACCTTTGACTTGCAAGTTCAAATCCTGCCGCGCAAAGTAGTCTCGCCATGAGCGAGTTCACCAAGCAGGCTTCCGACCAGATCACCGTCCTCATCGACTTCACCGCGCAGCTCGGCCCGGACACCATCGCCAGCATCACCAGCGTCGCCGCCACGGACGCCACGACCCAGGCGAACGTCACCGCCGCCGTCGTGGTCAGTTCGGCCATCGCCACCCAGCCCACGCAGGTGAGCCTCACGCTGCACGGGGGCACGGCGGGCGAGTACATCGTCCTCGAGACCGTCATCCTTTCCGTCGGCGGGCACACCTTTACCGACTATTCCCTGCTCACCATCCTGGACCCGCTCAACCTCACCACGCTCGCGGCGGTGCGCAGTTGGATCGGCATCACCAGCACGGATGACGACCAGAACATCGTGGCCTGCATCTCGGCGGCTTCGCTCTACTGGCTGTGGCGCACGGGCCGGCTGCCCGCGAACGGCGACATCCCCACGCAGTCCCCGCTCGTCGTGCCCATCGCCTTCAACGAATGGTACTCGGGCAACGGCTCGTTTCAGATGTTCCTGCGGCAGACGCCCATCCAGTCGGTCCAGGCGCTCACCATCGGCAACGTGGCCATGAACCAGTCCACGGCCTTCGGCGTCATGGGCTGGGCGATCTCCGGCGACGGCAAGAGCCTGCAACTGCGGCCCGGCTCGGGCGGGTTCGCCGACCTGAACGCCTTCGGCATGTGGTCGACGTTCGGCGGCCCGCGCTTCGTCAAGGGCATCCTGAACATCAACGTGCAGTACACGGCGGGCTTTCACGGCACGCCCGCGGACATCCAGCTCGCCTGCACGCAGATGGTCGCCTTGAATTACAAGCGCCGCAACTGGATCGACCAGCGGTCGCAGGCGATGGCAGCGGGCGCCGGCACCATCAGCTTCCGCGATTGGGAGCTGCCGCCCGAAGTCGAGCGCGTCATGGTCGCGTACACGCTTACGGCGCTGGCCTAGGGAGGATGAACATGGACCCGGAAAAGCGTGCGCTGAGCACGACCACCGACGGCAAGCCGCCCGCACCCGATCACGAGCACGCCGCCGCGCCCCAGCCCGTCAATCCCGCCACGGGGCAGCACCGAGCTTATTGGGTGCTCACCGAAGCGGAGCGCAGGAAGGGCTTCATCCGCCCGGTGCGGCGGACCTATGAGCACCTGAAGTGCGGCACGGAAACGACGATGAGCGAGGCCATCGCCGAGACCTATGCGCGCGATCCCCACTACTACGGCGGGACGTTCTGCGTGCATTGCCGGGGGCACTTTCCGGTGGGCGAGCACGGCGAATTCGTGTGGCTCGACGACCGCAGCAAGGTGGGAACGTGATTCGCATCACGGTGAACGAAGCGGAAGTCGCGGCCCGGCTCGATGCGCTGCCCGGCGAGATCAACGACGCCCTGCGCGCCAAGATGGACGAGCTGCTCGCGCGCCTGCAAAACTACATCCAGACCGAGCACCTTTCCGCGCCCGCCGGTTTCAGCGCCAAACTCCTCCACCAGCGCAGCGGCAAGCTGATCGGCTCCATCCGGATGATCCCCACCGCCGTGAGCGGCGACGGACTGGTCGGCTACGTGGAGGGCGCCGGCGGCCCGGCCTGGTACGGGCGCGTGCATGAGTTCGGGGGATCCTGGGCCGTGCCCGCGCGCGAGGGCGTGCGGCGGGCTCTCGACAAGCGCGGCAAAGTCCTGGGGGCCAAGACCTTCGCGGTGAAGGCGTTCACCGTGGTCATGCCGGAACGCAGCTTCATGCGCGCCAGCCTGGAAGAGATGCGGGACTTCATCGTGAGCGAGATGCAGGACGCCGTGGCGAACCTGGGGGCCTAATGGGAGCGGCCCGTACGTCTGAAATGAGCGGTCCCTCCCGTCCCTCCCGTATCACAATTTTGTGATACGTTCCACGTGGAACCCTTCAAGGGAGACTTGAATGTTTAACCCCGAAGCCATAGAAGCCGCGCTCTTTACCCTCGTCTGCAACGCGGTCAGCGCGTTTCCCTTCGTGACCAAGAGCCGCCATCCCAAGGTGTGGCCCAACATCGACCCCAAGGACCAGCCCGCCCTGTTCCTGGTGCCGACGCGGTGGGTGCCCACGCAGCCCCAAGCCTACGGCATCACCCGCTTCGAGCTGGAATACGTCGTGCTCGTCTACACGCGCGCGGATGCCGCGGGCTACCCGCCCAACCCTGCGGGCACGCCGATCATCCCGCAGCAGTTGCTCAACCAGGCCGGGCTCGCGATCTTCAACGCGGTGCGCGGCAAGCCCACCAACCCCACCCAGGCCGCCACCTGGCAGCCGCACGGTGAAAAACAGACCCTCGGCGGGCTCGTGGAAAACGCCTGGATGGACGGTGCCGTGACCATCCAAGCGGGCGTTTTGGACGTTCAGTGCGCGATGGAACTGCCCATCCATGTCGTCACGGGCGACTAGCCCCGTAACTTTCGGCTTGCAGACTCAAATCTAGGCCGCTACGGTTCTTTCGGAACGCGAGCCACCGTCGAGAGGACAGAGGCTCGCGTGTCTCTCACCAGGAGGTCACGCTCATGCTCCAATTCGGAATCGGGGGAATGTACGGCAACCCCACGGGGGGCAACGCGGCGACGCCCTCGTGGCCGCAGCGTTTCGGCACGGTCCAGAATGTGGACCTCGAAATCAGCCAGAAGCTCGTGCCCCTCTATGGGCAAAACAAGTTTCCGGATGATGTCGCGCCCAGCGACATGAAGGTGACCGGGAAGGGAGGCTTTGCGAATATCGAGATCGACATTTACAACGCCCTCTTCTACGGCGACACCGTGGCGACGGGCATCACCGCCGTGAGCCCGGAGGAAAGCCATGCCATCGCCGGCACCGTCACCGTCGTCCCGCCCAGCAGCGGCACCTTCGGCGAAGACCTGGGCGTGGTCAACGGCACGACGGGCAAGCCCCTCATCAAGAACGCGGGCGTGGGGGTCGGACAGTACAACAACACGGGAGCAGCTTACTCCTTCAACGCCACGGACGTGGCCAGCGCCTTCCCGGTGCTCATCTCCTACACCTACACGCTCACGACCGGGCGCACGCTCACCGTCACGAACCATATCCAGGGCTACGGCCCGACCTTCGAGCTGTTCCTCCTGGAGCCCTACCAGGGCACGAACGGCGTGCATCTCTATTCGGTGCGCGCCTCCAAGATGAGCAACCCGCTCAAGCGGGACAACTATGTCATCAGCGACTTCGAGTTCGAGGGCTTCGCGAACGCGGCCGGGAACGTGATCGACTTCTTCCAGATCAGCGCCTAATAACCGCTGTGGAGGTATTATCCAATGTTGCAATTCGGAATCGGGGGAATGTACGGCAACCCCACGGGGGGCAACGCGGCGACGCCCTCGTGGCCGCAGCGCTTTGGCACCGTGCAGAACGTGGACCTGGAGATCAGCCAAAAGCTGGTCCCGCTCTACGGGCAGAACAAATTTCCCGACGACGTGGCCCCGTCCGACATGAAGGTCACGGGCAAGGGCGGGTTCGCCAACATCGAACTCGACATCTACAACTCGCTGTTCTACGCCGAGAGCATCGCCTCGGGCATCAGCGCCGTCGCGCCCGATGAATACCATGTGATCCCCGGCGCCAGCGGCATCGAGGTCATGGTCCCCCACGCCGGTAACTTGGGAACGAACTACGTCGCGGGCGACTTGTTCAACATCACGGGCGGCGGCGGCACGGGCGGCGTCGGCAAGGTCCTCACGGTCGGAGCGCTGGGCGCGGTCAGCACCGTGCAGATTTGGGTGCCCGGCACGGGCTACGCGACCACGTCGAGCTGCACGACCACGGGCGGCTCGGGCACCGGGCTCAAAGTCGATATTACGGTGACCGGGACGTACACGATCACCGTCAACTATGCCACCCTGGCCACCGTGGACTTGGGCGCGCGCTATTCCAGCACCGGCCAGCCGCTCATCCGGGTCGCCAGCGTTTCGGTCGCGGGCACCTACTCCGTGGCCGGGACCTACAACGGCGTCTATACCTTCAAGTCCACGGAAGCGGGCACCGCCGTCCTCATCAGCTACGTGTACACGAACTCGGACGGCCGCACCCTCACCGTGATGAATCACCTTCAGGGCTATGGGCCCACCTTCGAACTCTTCTTGTTGGAGCCGTACCAGGGGACCAATGGCGTCCACCTGTACGCGGTGCGGGCTTCGAAGATGTCGAATCCTTTGAAGCGCGACAACTACGTGATCTCCGACTTCGAGTTTGAAGCCTATGCGAACGCGGCTGGAAATGTGCTGGACTTTTTCCAGATCAGCGCCTAGCGAAGTTCGACCTCTTTTGTGCCCGTCGCTCCACGGACACGAAAGAGGGGTTGCTGGGTCCCCTTTAACAAAACCCAGCACTTCACTCGGTCAGGAGCAACCGATGCGCAAGAAAGTCGTGACGTACGACGGCGACAGCTACACGATCACGCCGCTGACGCTGGAGCAAGTCGAGGCCTACTGGAAGGGGCCGGCCCCGCAAGAGGGCGTGGCCCCGGAGGACCGGGCGCTGCGGCACACCATCGAAACCGTGGTGGCCCCTTCCTTGAACAACGCCCGCGACGGCGAAGGCCAGCCCTGGGACTATGCGAGCGTGCGGGCCAAGATGGACCCGATGCTCATCTTCCGCCTGCTGGCGGTGGACATTCTGAAGTTCACCGGCGTCTTCCGCGAGCCCAAGCCGGGCGAGGCTTCGGGTGCCCCGGGGGAAGCGCCCGCGACCTCGGACTCCTCCGCGACATCCGGGGTTGCTTCGTCCTCGCGGGAGTAGAAGGCGGGAGCGTTGGCTCGATCAATGCCCTGGAATTTCCCACGGTGCTGGAATTGTGCGACTACATTCGGCGGTACCCGCCCCCTCATCTCGCCCTGCAACAACTGACGCGGCTGGTCGCGGCCGCGCTCGGAGCTAAAACCAACGAACCTCCACCGCCGGGACGCCCGCCCGCGCCGCAGCTCAGCGACGCCGAGAAACTCTTGATGCATCAGTTGCCCCCCAAAGCCTTCGCGGGCCTGCCGCCCGACGTGCAAGCGCTGGCGCGGGAAAGGAGCAGCCGTGGGCGCTGAACCGCTTCGCCTTCAACTCTCGACCGACGGCAGCGCCGATCTCGTGCGCCATTGCGCGGAAGTGAAGTCTGCGCTGCACGATCTCGCGGTCGAGGCGCAAAGCACCCAAAACGCCGCGTCGGGCGCGCTCGACGAGGTGGTGAAGAAAACCCAGGAGTTGTTTGACGCGAGCGTGCGCACGCGCGCGGCGTGGGAGGACGTGGCGGAGGCCAGCCTGGAGTACGCCAGCGCCCTCAAGGAAGTCCGCGCCGCGCAGGAAGCCGCCACGAAGGAAGCCACCGAAGATAACATCTCCCGCCTGGCCAAAGCGATGCAAGGTGCGGCCGGGGCCCACGAAAAACTCGCGGCCGCGCAGAAAGCGACGGGCGAGTCGAGCTCGAGCCTCATGGGCCTGTTCGAGCGCCTGGGCACCAGCATCGGCGGGCAGGTGGGCGTGCCCGTGGGTCAAGTCACTTCGACCTTCGGGGAGTTTGAAAGCGTCCTGGCCTCTACGGGCGGGGAAATCGGCATTGTCATTGCCGCCTGCGCGGCGCTGACCGTGGGCGCGTACGAAATGGGCGCGGCCTTCGCTCAGAACGCACGGCAGATCGCGACGCAGGCCGACCTCATGGGCATCAGCACGACCCAGTACCAGTTGCTCGGGGAAGCCTCGGAACGGGCGGGGCTGGGCGCGGAAGCCGGGCGCTACGGGATGCTGATGCTGAACATGGAACTCACCCGCGGCCTGGAAAGCGGCGGACGCCACGCGGACATGCTGCGCAAGCTCGGCATCGCGGGGATGCAGGAGGGCGAAGCCGCCGACGTGCTGGTCAGCAAGCTCATGGACGAGAACACCGCAGACAAGACTGCGGCGGAAATGAAAGAACTGCTCGGCCGGCGCGGCATGATGCTCGTGGAAGTCTTGAAGCAAGAAGCCGAAATGCAGAAGGAGTCGGGCAAGTCCGCTGCGGAATTCCGCGCCGAGCACGAGAAGGCGGGTGATGTCATCGACAAATTCGGCATCCAGCTGGGCGAGGACGTGAACGGTGAGTTGGCGAAGAGCAAGGAAGCCTGGCACGCCATCTCCAACGAGCTGGGGATGATTTTCGCGCCCATCGCCGCCACCGTGGCCATCGGACTCCAGCGGCTCGCCGAGGGCCTGGGGCTCGTGCTGCGGCCCTTGGTCGGCTTGGAGCACTGGTTCGACAAGGTTTTGGGCGACGCCGACACGCCTGCCAAGGTCGATAAGCAAGCCGAAGCTGTCAAGGCGCTGGGGCAGCAGTTGGCGGTCTTGCAGCACGCGGAGAGCGAAGCCAGCTCGCGCGGCGAGAACGTGAAGGCCACGCTGGCCGCCATGACTCCCGCCATCCAAGTGCTGCGCAACCAGTATCTCGCCCTCGGCGAAGAAGTGCCTGCCGCGCTCGACAAGATGTATCACGAGGCGCTGCGGGCCGACGAAGGCCCCAAGCGCGCCGAAGAAGCGCTGGCGGCGGAAAAGAAACTCCGGGATGCGCAGTTCACCGCACAGGAAGCCGCGATCAAGCGCGCGCACACCCTGGGCGAAACGACCAGCGAGCAGGAGCTGACTCAACTCCGCACGCTGAACAACATGAAGCTCACCTACGAGGAGGACTATTACAACCGCAAGGAAGCCCTGGCGAAGAAGATGGCGGGCGTCAAAGGCGAGAAGGCGGACCTCACGAGTATCGAAGGCGAGCGCGCCGCCGTCGAGGAAAAGTGGGCGGCCAAGGATGCGGAGCTGCGCGGGGAGACGGCGGCGAAGCGCAAGGCGCAGGACGAAGCCATGGCCCGCGAGGATGTGGCGCAGGCGAAGCGCGCGTCGGAGGATGTGCTGGCCGTCGATGAATTCACCGCCAAGGAGCAGTACGCCAATCGCGAGATCAACGCGGCCGCCTACGCCCGGATGCTGCAAGACTTCGCCCGCCGCCGCACCGACATCGAGAAGATGGCCCTGGAAGGGGAGCTGGCGGAGACCATCAAGGCGGGCGGCGACAACGCGGCGAAGATCAAGGAGATCCAGGACAAGATCACCGAGATCATCCGCAAAGGCGCGCTCGACCAGGCGAAGGCCCGGCAGGAAGGCAACCACCTCATCGAGGCGGACGAGAAGCGCACGCTCACGGCCCAGGTCGCGGACGCCAATGAACTGGCCAAGGAGCGGCTCTCCATCCGCCGCCGGGACATCGACCAGGAATACGCGATGAACCGGCTCTCCGCCAGCGAGCGGCGCGCGCAACAGCTCGCCGCGATCGACGAGGAGTACCGCGTCGAAGAGTCCGGCGTCGCGGCGCAGATGGCCCTGCTCAAAGCGTGGCACAAGGAAGCGACCGCCGAATACACCGCTTACGAAAACCAACTGAAGGCGCTGGAGCGCAAGCGCATCGCGGACGAAGCCGATGTGAACCGGCAGTTCGAGCGCGATACCAAGAAGAGTTTGGACACCGCGAGCCGCGACTTCGACGCCTTCGTCACCCGTTGGGAAGCCAGCCACAAGGGCTTGGCGGCGCAGTCCGCGCGCCTCTGGCTGTCGATGTCCCAGCAGGGCGTGCTTTCGATCAAACAGCTCAGCACGGAGTTCAACAGCGCCGTGACCTCCTGGGCGATGGGCCAGGAGAAATTCTCGAAGGCCATCATGCAGTCGTGGATGGCGCTCTCCAAGGCGGTCATCAACTACATCTTGCAGATGATCGAAACCTGGATCGTCGAGTCGATCTTGGGCATATCGCAGCACAAATCCGCGGCGATGGCCAACGTGATGGCGGAAGCGGGCGTGGCGGGCGCGGCGCAGTACGCGAACGTCATGATGGCGGTGCCCTTCCCGGCGAACCTGCCCCTGGCCCCCGCGATGGCGATGGCCGCGATGGCGCAGACGATCTCCATCGGCAGCGCGGCGGCGGGCGCGCTCACCAAAGAGGAAATGGTCGCCGTCCTCCACCCGCACGAAATGGTGCTGCCCGCGCACATCTCGACGCCGCTCCAGGCGGCCCTCAATCCGGCCAGCTTCCGGCCCAGCGCTCCCCTGACCGCGCCGACGTCGACCATGAACACGCGCAACCTGCGCCTGAACTACGCGCCGCAGATCAGCGGCACCAACAAGCGCGAACTGGAGGACACGTCCCACCGCCACTCCCGCCAGCTCTCCCAAATGATGCGCCGCGAACTGCGCCGGGGAGGTTTGCCCTCGCTATGAGCAACGCCGTCTATCCCACGATCAAGGGCCTGAAGATCGACGTGCTGAAAACGCCCACCTTCAACACCATCATCCAGACCGGGGCCAACGAATACGAGACGCGCATCCGGCAGACGGTGAACCCCATCTACAAGTGGACGCTCATTTACGAATGGCTCTACGACCAGTTCCCGAGCGCCAACAACACCCAGCCCTTCGCGCCCTACACCGACTACCAGACCTTCCTGGGTTTCTTCCTGGCGCGCGCGGGGCAGTACGATTCCTTCCTGTTCCCCGACCCCACGGACCTGAACGGCGGCTTGGTCTGCTACTTCGGCCCCGCCATCACGGTGCTCGCGGCGACCACGCCGCCCACGCTGCCCAACAGCCCGGCGGCGGCCTCGGGCACGCCCAACACGGCGGGCACGCAGACCTACCGGCCCGCGCAGCTGCAACTGCTGAACGACGGCGCCGGCAACTACTACTCGCCGCTGCAACTGAATTGGGGCGGGCTCTTTCAGGACGACATCACGGACGTGGTGAGCACGCCCATCGTCTATGCCAACGGCACGAAGATGGCGACGCCGTACAACTACACCCTCGCGGGCCCCGGCCTGGCTCTGCCGGGCGCTTCTTTCATGGGGAAATACATCGCCTGGACCAACGTGGCCACGCCCACCGCTCCCATCACCGCGCAGTTTCAGTATTACTACCGCGTGCGGTTTGCGACCGACGACCAGGACTTCGAGCAGTTCCTCTCGCAGATGTGGACCATCGGCGGGCAGGAAGCGAAGAACGGCAAGGGCACCCTGGAGCTGCGGAGCGCCCGTTTTTAAGAATTCATGAATTCGTGAAATTCGATGCGCACAGTCCTCAGCGGCACGGGCACGAACACGACGTCGACGGTCCAGGCGGCGCTACGGGCGGGCTCGGAGATCCTCCTCGCCAACCTCTATTTGATCGGCTCCCCGGACGATCCGGCGGCGCTTTGGCTCACCGATTGGGAGTCCCCGCTGCTGTGGAGCTACTGGGGCACGTTTCAGCCCGCCGTCATCAAGCACAGCAGCATCAGCACGGAAGTCGGGCTGGATTCGAAGTCCGTGGACCTCACCTGGTCGCCGCCGCCGCCCACCTATACCGCTTCGGTGCAGACCACCAGCCCTTACGGGCTCGCGCTGCTCCACTACTACGACCACTGGCCGGTGCGCATGTGGCGCTGCCTCATGCCGACCAAGGGCGACGCGAACACCTGGGGCGCTTACGAGCTGTTCGGCGGGCACGTGGGCGACACGCAAGTCGAGCGCGGGCAGATCCACTTCACCGTGGACTCCTACCTCGACGTGCTCGACCAGAAGGTGCCCTCGGGGGTGATCGAAGTCACGAACCCGCTGGCGAGCTACACGGGCGGCACGCCTCCGGCGGGCATGTCGGTCCTGCCCACCTTCACGGTGGTGACGGCCTCGACCGTCAACGACATCTATGGCGACTGCACGACGCCGGGGTTTGTGAGCCACATTTTCAGCACCAATGCGTTTCAGGACGGCTACCTCGTGTTCCGCAAGGATGCGACGCTGGGCGGGCTCTACAGCGTCATCGCGCAGAACTACAACTACGAGGACCCGTCGCACGTCCACCACAACGCTTTTCAGATTTTCTCGCCGATGCCCTGGACGCCGAATCCCGGCGACGTGTTCTACGTCTCGGCGCACTCGCCCATCGACCAGGCGGACGGCGACTACTATGGCTTCCCGTACGTGCCCGACCCGGAGACGGCGGGATGAGGGAATTTTTGTATTTTTGATATTTTAATATGAAAACTCGAGCCGAAGCCGTCGAGATCGCGCGCAGTTGGATTGGGACGCCCTACGTCCTCGGGGGACGCATCAAGGGCGCGGGGGTGGACTGCGCGATGCTGCTGGCCGAGTACCTCATCGAGATCGGCGCGGCGACGCGGGACGAAGAGCAACGGGATCCGGTGCCCGTCTATGCCGCCGACTGGTTCCACCACACCACGGAGGAGCGCTACAAGTTCCGCTTGCTGCGCCACGCCCAGGAGATCGCCGAGGCCATCTGCATCGGCACGCCGGCGGCCCGGCCCGGCGACCTCGTGCTGTTCCGCGTGGCGGAGAGTCGGGTCTTCAACCACGGGGCCATCGTGACCGCCTGGCCACGCGGCATTCACGCCCTGGAAGAGCGGGTGCAGGAAGTCGACCTCGCGAACCACGCGGTCATGGCCCACCGGGCGATGGCGGTGTTCAGCCCTTGGAAGGAGGACCATGCGAGCCGCTAAGTCCCAATCCGCGACGCGACCCACGGCCCTGGGCTCGATGATGCAGGCTTCGACCTATGGAGCCACGATCCCGCTCATCATGGGGCGGACGAAATCGCCGCTGCTCGCCATTTGGGCGCAGAACCTTCGCGAAGGGCCCTCGGGCAAGAAGGGCAAGGGCTCGAAGAAAGGCGGGCCGCCCAGCTACATCGAGAACATCGACTTCCTCCTGGGACACAATCCCATCCTCGGCATTCTCCAGTGCTGGCAGAACAGCACGAAGTACCCGCTCACCTTCACGTCGCAGAGCTTCGGGGTGACGTACGCGACGCAAAGCGTCACCGTCACGGACCCCAATTTCGTCGCGGTGGTGGGCGTCACCAAGACCATCAACTACAGCTACACCTTCAACGACTACGGGGGAAGCCCGTCCTCGGGCAGCGGCAGCTATGCCTGCCCGTGCTGGAATGAGGCGGTCCTGGGGCCGGACCCCACGAGCAACGCGCAGTGGCGCAACTGGCCGTGCTCCTACCGCTGGCAGCCGTCCTACGGCGCGACGGTCTATCTCGACACGCTGAGCTTCGGCAGCGGGCCGACGACCTACACCGTCTATTACGCGGCCCTCCCCTCCGGCGTCAGCACCACCCCGGCGGCGAAGCTGCGGCTCTCCTTCGAAAAC